CCATGTCAAAGGCGTAGTCTGTAAGTAGATTATCCTTTTCTAGATCAATTTCAATATCGTAGTATTTCATTATTTTTATTATTATTGTTAAGCATTAAAGCAAGTGCCAGGACGTAATAGCACATCTGCTATTTTTCCTTCCATCGATTCATCTGAAACACATATAAATGCAGCTATATCATTATTGTAAAATATCTCTAAAGCTGCTTCACATTCTGCATATTCATCATAAATATATTCATTGTATTTATTAATTACATCATCATAGGCAAATACGGCATATCTCATATTGTAAGATCCTCAAATGAATCTCCAGCATTAACAAGCCGACCTGTATCCTCTATAAAACGATATTGACCCATTGGTCCAGTTCTACCAGTCCAACGATCTTTTAAAACCCAAAGTTTACTAGTGTGTCTTTGAATAGGATCAGCCTCAAGTTTATTTCTACTAATAGCAATTAACTGAGCACCAATTTGTTTCAAAGAACCAGAGCCTTTTAAATCATCGTCTGAAGGAACTGCACCTTCTTCAAATGATTTTTGATTGTTATTAGTCTTTCTTAAGTGGCTAACAACACCTACCCATACACTATGTCTCTTTGCTAACTTAAGCAAGTCTGACATAAGTTTATCGGTAGCACGATTTACATCATTATCTTCCGCATCTGATACAGCAATAGTAATGTGATCAAGATAAATAAACTTACAACCGCTAAGAGCCATAAATTCCATCTTGTCAATTAGGGAGTCATCTCCCATAGAACCTTGGTGATCTAAGAATAATACTCGACCTGTACCCATGGTTTCTTCCCATGAAGTACGTTCTTCTTCTGGTGTAACATCTACATCAGGAAGCTGAATACGCTTGTTTAGGTGCAGTGCCATAAGACCTTCTACAGTCTCAGATACACTTTCCTCTAGCGAACAAATGCCAATCTTTTCTTTAGTAGTTTGTAATAGGTGATATTGATCTTCCTTTAAGAATGAACTCTTACCCATGCCAGTACCTGAACAAAGTACAGTAATAGAGCCTAAGCATCTACCATAAATTTTCTTATTTAAGTCAACAGCAAAGTCAGGCCAAGGTACATAGTCAATTTCAGATTCAGCCTTGTATAACTCCCAAGTATCTGCTGAGTTAACAATACCTACTGGACTCCAAGCTTGTGCATCCCAGATAACGGAGAGTACTGCTAAGAAACCTTCTTTTACATATAGCTCATTTGCATCCTTAAACTTAGTGTTCTTTACTACTTTGACTTTATCAAACCCAATAATCTTAGCAGCTTTATCTGCAGCTTCTTTACCTGGCTCATCATTATCAAACCAAATAACTACAGAATCAAAGCTACGTAACCAGTCTCGATTAGCTAACAAGATACTAGTTTGACTAGCAGAAGGAATAGAAACTACTGGATAGATCTTTTCATACTTGTCACACCAAGCTTGTGTAACAGTCATAGCATCAATTTCGCCTTCAGTAATGACTAATTGTTTACCACCATTACCTGCTTGCATTTGACCGAACAAACTTTTAATCTTACCTACTACAGTGAATTCTTTAGGTAGTGTTCTCTTCTTGTAACCAGTAATCTCATTTATACCATAAGGATAATAATGAGAATCTATTTCACCATTCTGATTTACAGTTACTCTTACATTAAAGTGTTCTGTGATTTTCTTTTTGATCTTTCGATCTTCAAAGCCACGTATAGCATAACCTGCAATATCTTCTAATGTTTCGATATTATAACTTTCTTTCTTAGTTGACACAAATAATTCCTCATCTTGTTTTGGAAACCAGCTACTGCATGAAAAACAGAACGAGTTTCCTTCATCATAAACTTGTCTAGCATCACTACTACCACAAGTTTTACTAAGACAAGGTTGATTCTTTACGACTATTTTTCCCATTTTATTTATCGCTAAATAATCTTCCTGTTGTTATAAGTACAGTTGACATGAAACTCATTGTTGCAGATACAATTAAAAAATCTGCTGAATTCCATGGCTCCATTGTGATAATTAACCTTACTGATTGAAACAACATCAATAACAATGCACAAAAACCTAAGGTGATACCTACTGCCTTCATTTTAATCCTGCTAATTTAGTTAGTCTTTTTCTGTGTCTAGCCGATACTACTTCTGAAGATCGCCATTGAACTTTATCAATAAAACGATTATACCAAATGTGATTATTAGTAGGAACCTCAACATAACACTGAGACCATGTTTCTGCCCAACTCAAACCACCTCGTGTATAATACTGTTCTAGTACATGAAACTCAAAGGAGTCTATACCTATTTCCTCTATCATATTATTAATATCTTTAGAGGAACTTGTGTATACTCTCCAATTGCTTGGTTTACCTTTGTTTATCTTACCTGTACCTCTAAATATCTTTTTACCAATATACATCATACCAGTATTAATATTCTTTATAAGATAGATAAATCCAAAGGCATTCTCATGATCAAGTTGTTCTGGGAAACTCCAGTGTCCGTTATCTTTATTCTTTGACTTGGAAGTGGTCATTAATGTGACGCCAGATGTGGATTAACCTGCCATTGGCAAGTAAATAAGGTTTCCACTGGTCACCATAATGTTCTTTGTATGCATTTATTACTGCTGCCTTTCTTTTATTATTATTATCACAGCCCTCTAAGATCTTATTGGCTTTCACTGGACCTACTTTACTAAGTCCAGGAATATTATCTACCGCATCGCCCATAAGAATCTGTCGCCAGTAGTGGATATCTGCTGTATCTTCATTTACTTCGTAATACTCATCCCGTCCTGGTTTGAAATGCTTTCCTGGAATACAATCCAAGTCCTTATCAATTGTACATACAATATAAGGATCACCATCTCTAATAGCTTCGAGTGCCCAGATTCGGATTAAGTCATCTGCCTCAAATCCGTGAGCAACTACTGTATTAGGTTGATTACAAAACCATTCCTTTAAAGCATCAAAGTGTTCTGCTCTATTCTTCTTAGATGCTAACCTTGCTTTACTCTTTTTATATTCAGGAAAGAACTCTTCCCTCCAATTGTTAGGACCACCAATTGCAATGATATAGTCACTGCAAAAGGTGTTTTCAATAACAGCTTGAAGAACCTCGTCTAATTTTATTTTAGCTTCTTCTACGTCTTCAGTACCCCAAATTGCCTGATATAGTAGAACGTCTCCGTCTACTAATGCAATCATACTGGGTAGGTTACTTTCTCGTAGCCATACTTCTTAACACGAGCAAGAAGCTTTTGACCTACTTTATTACGTACCTTGTATTTAATAATTGTAGGACGATCTACAAAGCTGAGATACAAATACTTATCACCACGAGGATAAGTGTATGTTGCTGAGGGGACTTGATATACTAGTGCTCTTTTCATTTTTGTTGAACTCTTATGTTACTATGGATTAATGTTAAAATACCTGAGTCTGTTTTATAGGGATCTGAGAAGACAACTCTCTCGATACCCGATTGTATTAGTAATAGTGAACAATTGTCACAAGGAGCAGTTGTTACATATACTGTTGAACCACGTAGGCTTAAACCTTCTGCAGCTGCTTTAGAAACTAAATTAGCTTCAGCATGAATTACATACGATAGTGTTTTATTCTGATCGTTCTCGCATTTATTAGGAAAACCTTTTGGGGTTCCATTAAATCCGAAACTAAGAATATTGTTGTTCTTTACTGCAATTGCACCTACTTTACGCTTCTCAGCATAAGACATAAGTGCAATTCTTTTCGCTAGATCTAAATAGAGGGAATCATAGCGATCTGTTTTTGGATCCATGAAGGAGCATTCCTGTTTGTATACCTCATTAAATTTATTTTCTCTGTTGTATAATAGTTTCTATATGCCTCTACTGCATCATCCCTACGGCAATGATCAGGCATAGCTTGTGGTGGGTCTTGCCACCCTAGTGCTTTAATGTCCCTTGGCGTATTGAACAAAGAATCCTTATGCTCACGGATAGTCTTGTGTTCTTTGCCAAAGCGATGTGTGTACTCTTTACCTAACTGTATCATCAGTAAATAAAGCCAGTTATAGTGAGCCACAGTTTCTCTAACCCAGACAGCTGAAGGATGATTCTGATGAGTTACTTTGTACGGTCCACCATCACCACATAAGTGATGAGCAGTCGACAATAGTTGAGCAGACTCCAGAATCATCTTTACTACATGAGTATCGTAGTGATCTCTGGCACATTTTTCAGGATCACGATCTAAGAAGAAAACATTCATGATTCGTATACTGGTGTAAACTTTGGATACTTCTGTTGAATCTTAGAGATATATCTTGGATCATCAGACTTCTTAATAAGGTGTACCTTGAACTGTTTACTAATATCAAATTCAATACTAGTTCTAAGATCAAAGTCATCGTTATTTGTTAAGTAATGCCAGAACGTACCACGTACATAGGATACCTTTGAAAGACTACCATGGAAAGTATCTAGCATCCTGATCGGGTCTCGATCACAAATAACAATTTGAATAGGCATAGCACAATTCTTAATATTGAGTACACCTAATACACCATTGTCTTTAGTCTGCATATAGTAGGAATCATTAGTTACATCTTCAATCTCATTTAACTGAAGCTCTAATGATTGTGCTACTCGATTTAAAATACTATTACGAGGTTCATAAGGATAACCTTGGACATAGACATCAAGATCCTTTGCAGGATTACCCAATGCCCAGTCTCGTGGCGCTCCACCAAGAATACAAGAACCAGGATCAACCATGTGCAACATTCTTAATACTGCATTTGCACAATTCATTTGGGATTCAATAGTTTTCTTTTTCATGTGAGTGTCATTTAAAGTTAAGTGATCTAAAAACGCTTGTTTAATTCTCTCGTTTAGTTCAATGGACATCGTACCAATCTTTACCTGTTTTAGCTTCGCCATCCATGATCATTACACCAAACTCCTTAGGTGCATCACGGAAAGCTTCCTTTGCAATTAGAGCAGCTTTTTCAGCATACTCATGTGGAACTTCAAATTCAATCTCGTCATGATAAAATATCAAAGGATTGAATGGGATACCTTCCTGTTGTAGTCGGGTATAAGCAACAGCTGTAGCAGCCTTGCATGTAATAGCTTCGCAGCTTTGTAGCAGATAGTTTAGAGACTTATGAGCAGACTCACAAGGTATCTTTCTACCATCTAATGCAGGAATCCAAGGGTTACCATGGTTTTCTGTTTGATTGTACACTGCATTAATTCTCTTGATTAGTGGTGCTAATCCAGGAATACGTTTTGCAAACTCAGCTTTAATTTTATTGCCTAGTTTAGCATTACGAACACCTGTAAGAATCAATGAGACTTTCTCACCGCCAGCACCAAACAAATAAGCATAAATGAATGGCTTAGCTAACTTACGAGAAATAGTAGGGTCTTTAATGATTTTAGGAAAGTTAGACTGTTCCTCAGCCATTACAGCAGTTAATACATCTGCATTCTTCTGATGTACATCTCCATTTAAAACTTCGTTTGTATATTCTTCATTCTTCAAATAATGGCATAACGCCCTAAATTGATTACCAGAAGAATCAGCGCCAATAATTGTATAGCCAGGACTGGCCACAAATAATTTGCGAATATCAGCGCCCCACTCTGAGTCAGCACCTGGAACATTGACAATACCACTATGTCTAGCACGACCAGTTGGAGTAGAGATAGTAAAACAACTACCATGTAATCGATTATTCTCATCTAGTGACTCCATCCATCCTGATAGAATAGAATGTCGTGAACGAGTTGTATAATACTTATCGATTAGCATACCAACATCACCTAACTTTTCAAGTGAGCTAGTAGTTAGCTTTTCAGATACTTTAATAAACTCATTTCCTTGCTTCTTCCAGTTCCAGTCATCTGGCACCCAACCAATTTTCTTTAGATAAAGTTTGACAGAATCAATATTACCTAAGTCAGGTTGAACATACTCAAACCTTTGATATGGACCTTCTACCAGACGAACATCCCTGCCATTAGTAGGATCAATATTAAAATATCGAGCAGTAACGGCATCATAATTACCGTTCTTAATCCACTTTGGTAGCTTAGGGTCTCGATCAATAACTTTAGTTTCAACACTAAGCCTTGGCTCAATGATAGCTTGAACTTCAGCCATTTGAGCTTCCATCTTAGCAAGAAGGTTTGTTGCGGATTCTTTATCAAATTGCCACCCCACGTATTCTGCATCAGCACAAAATTGTGCGGTAATATGCTCATTCTTAATAGAATTTTTTAAATAAGGTTTTTTCTCTGTTAGAGTTTTAATTTCCTTGTTAAGTCGTTTAAAGACTTTTACGTTGATCTTTACGTCTTCTCTACACCGATGTAGCATGTCTTCTGAATACTGACTCCAGTCTTCATGTTCAACTTTACTATGCCCAAGGTACTCACCCCATACAGCTAGAGAATGTTTCCCGTTGAATCGATCATAGTCTACTACCTGTGATAACAGCATAGTATCATATAATTTCGTTTCTTTATTAGGAACCCAATTGTATAGTTTTCGGAGAACAAGTAAGTCATAACCAATAATATTATGGCCAATTAAACTTGTTGCTTTCGATAGGTATTGTAAGCCTTGCGCTAAGCTTGGATATTGTGGATTGTAGTCAGTAAAGATTAACTCTTCACCAGTTACAGTATCATTAGTCACAATCATCCAGACTTTGCTTACGGTGTCTAGTAGACCATCACTTTCGATGTCAAATACTAGATTACTCATTTAAAATTTTTTCAATATCTTTAATTCGGATTGGTTGATTATTGTTCTTAGTATAGGCAAGAAGGAATTTTAAATACCATAATGCCTTACCAAGTTCTTGTTGTTCAGCATCTTTACCACCTAAGCGGTCTAGATACTTTCGTACTTGTAACTCTACAGCTGCTTTAAAACAAATAGGGTCACGGAAGCTAGGGAGATACTGCATAGTCTCTAGCCATTGTAAATCCATTACATAACTCTGATAGTGGCTAGGGTTAATAGCACTCTGGTAGTTAGGATTAAGAGTATTAGTCTCTACTGGTTCTGGATTCTCTTTTAAGTATTTCATAAGTTGATCTACTTCCCATTCATCATCGCCATCTTCAATTGCCCAATGCTTTAGTAAGTTACGATATTCATTTATAGAATTAATATGATTTAATTCCTTAGAACGATTTTTAACACTGGTAGGCCAAACACATTTAATAGTAAAGAAATCCATATTGTCTTTCCATGCAGTGACAGCATGTTCAAAGTCATTATAGGTTGCTACTATACCACGGTTTTTGCCATATGAGTATATTTCATAAATCGGCACGTACATCTATTGTTTCCTCTCCTGCTTTATACAAGTTTCCCTCTGCAATAGCATCTTTTAACATTCGAATAAACGCATAGTTCATAAGATATTCTCTTGCTTCATTGTCTAGGTCTAATACTACATTTGCGCTACCATCTTCATTTTCTGAGATAGTATGAACAGTAAACTTCATTAGTAGACATCTCCATTTTCTTTAATCTTTGTATCTTCATAAGGTGCTGCTACTCGTCTATAAAATTCAATCTTAGCGCCTTCAAGAGCACCTACAATATCGTTAATAGCTTGGTAGTTACCTTTATCTGAACGATTAAAATAATCTCGAACAATGGATGTAATAACAAAGTTTAATTCACCTGGGGTAGTACATAGGTCGCCTACTTCCGCTACACTCTTTGTATGTAGGAATTGTTTAAAGTCTTGTCGAATATATGGCATTAATCAATGTACTCCGTAATAATTGTTTCGCATGCTTTATCTACTGTTGATCTCCACTCTGTTACTAATGATTCAAAGAATGGATGGATAGTTGATGCATCTTGTTTAAATGCAATAACTGGTTTACGTAATACATAAGAAGCATAGAATACTTCCATTGCAGTACCATGTTTAGCTACTGTGGGATTGTCTAGATTAACTAGTAGCAAATCAGCTTCTTGGATGTCTCTCAAATCTAACTCAAAGATTCGTTTCATAAACTTTGGTTGGAAGTCATGAACTCTTCGTGTAGGGTCTAATACTTTCTGATCAGCCAATATAAGATGATTAGTAGCTATGTCTCTCCAACCTTTAGCGTCATCTAATGATACATGTTCCATTGGACCTGCAAGATAAATAGTTCTCTGTTTCATAATTCTTTTACAATCTTTAATACATTAGCTGTAAACCATAAACCACCTTGAGATTCAGGTCGTTGATGACGTACAAGATCATTGATAATTACTTTACACCATACACGATCTTTCTTAGATAGATGAGGTGCTACTGGTTGAGCACAAGCATGCCACCCTGGACGATGAGCATAACCTTTTGTTTTATGATCTTCAGCGGGATACCATACTCCTGTTTCTAACTTCTGTTTACGATTAATAAATAATGGACCATAAGTACCATCTTTACGTTTACGAAATAATTTGTATGCAATCATTGTGCGTGATAATTTAACCAGTCTGGTTCTAGTGTTATAATGTGTTTAATTAAACCAATATTCTCTACATCAGTAAGTTGTGCAATCTCTGTTAAAAACTCACGAGTAGTTAGATCAGATTCTACAGTACAAAATGTAAAATCTTCGTTATAGGAAAAGTCTGTACCTAGCCTACAAATAAGTAACATTTCAAATTCACTAATAGATTCTTCAAATGTTAATGTGTATTCAGAAGTAACCACTTATAGCTCCAATGAAGGGTACAAATACACCTAGGATACGACCAATAACCCAACCAAGAGGTGTGGCATCAGTCATAGCAAAGATAGCAATAACGTTTAGTACCCAGCCTACAGCTGCAGCAGTAATAAGTGCTAACCCTAAAAGACCAGTAGTAATTTCTTTCATATTCTCTTTCAATAATGATGATAAAATAGGAGACCGAAGTCCCCTAAATTTAATTAATAAGGACTATCGTCCCCATCGTCATCGCCACCACCATCCGCATCTGCGACACGAACAATTTCTGTTTCAGTCATCTCAAAGTCATCATCAGATGCCTTCGGAATGTACTCATTAAGTTTAGTGATCTGTACTGCCATCAACATTGATGCAATCTTGCCTTCGTCACCATACTCATATTGAAAGATACGAACATTACCAATAGAGCCATTACCGATGCTCATTGGATTAAGATCATTCAATCCACCATCAATAACCTTCACAGGCTGATTGACTTCACCATCCTTCTTCTTAGACTTCTTACGAAGAGTAACAGAGTAAAATACTTTACCATCATTATCTTCAACAGTCTTTGGCTTCAAGTTAAGTGCTGCCCACTCTGCTTTTACCTTCTTATCACGAGTACGAATCTGTACTTCCCATGTAGGCTGTTCTTTATTGAACTTAGCATTAGGTTTCTTGGGATCAAGACGTGGATAGAACAACTCAACATTTTTTAAAATAGCCATAGCTTTTTAGTTCCTTACTTTTTAGTTTCCAATTTAATAAAAGGTATACATATCTAAAGATGCATACCTATTCTGCTTTAGTGTCACTTGGTAGTTTTGCATACCTTAGTGCTTTAGCGTACCCTGGTAAAACTTAACAAAAAGCATAATCAGAGTACACAATTTGTCCTACATCAAGCTTACCCCTATTTGGAATTAGGTCTTCACATTCAAGTTCAGACAATAATTTTTCCAGAGGTTTACTCTTGTAGAACTCTACAAACTGTTCTCTAACTCTATAAAACAAATCATCCATACGTCCAGGCAATGTGCCAAAGGAATCATGAACAACAGTCATTTCATAGGGTGCAGATACAACAGTCATTGTTAGGTGAGCAGCATCAAAGCTATGCACGATATTTGGTGCAGCACCTGTCTTTTGAGAGTCTTTGTTAATAGTGGCCTCCTCCCAAGTTTGAAGTTGAATCTTTAATTCTTCTTCACCGTACTTTAGTTTGGTACGAACAATAGATGGCTTACGATATGCCTGTACAACTGGAAAGTTAGTTACAGGTGTTGTCCACTTAAGGAATACATCTTTGTTGTTAGATCTTTGTGCAAGATCTTGAAACATACGAAGCATTGTAGCTGGTCCTTTGAGTTTTTCGTAACAAGTCTCAAACACCAGATCACCCAACATAGCACCCCAGAGATGTTCTTTATCACGCAGATACTCTGACATATCTCGTGTATCATCTATGATTTGCTGACCCATACCATAGGCTGTACCGCCATAGCCAAGAGTCATAACGTTTCTCTTTACTACTTTACGTTGATCTTTAGGGCTATCAATCTTAAGCCAGTAAATAGGAAACAATTTCTCTCTAATAGCACGATTCTTATTTCTCCATTCTTGAGCAGCAGCATAGGCTAGTGCCTTTTGCTCTGTCTTTTCTGGAGCATCAAAGTAAGCTTTCTGGAGTGACTTAGCCGTATTATAGACCTCATCAAACTGATCTCGCTCTTCTTGAGTAAGCTTATCTGCTAATTCCTGTAAATTCTGCCATACATATTTTGCAATATACATGTATACATCACCAGGAAGTTCTTGTGGTACTAGGTTAACTAGTGGTGCAATATCTTCATCTTGCGACATAGCCACTAGATGCTGAACACCGTTATTAGAACCATCAATATAAACAGGTAGAGGACATTCATAGTCTGCTAACTGATTACCTTGCATAAGCCATTCTTTAATTTTCCTAAGTTCATTACAAGCGGCTAAGAAAGAGAAAGGAGCATCAGTATCAATCCAACCTTGATTAATAGTTGGTTTCTCTGCATAAGATAAAAACAAATTAATATTTTCATCTACAAACTCGGCTCTCTGCTTTAGCGTCACCTTGTCGTTTCCGAAAGAGTTTGCTGTGTGAACTTTTAACCAGAACAAACCATTCTCACCTAGTGGTGTAGCTTGATCTAGTAAGAGTAAACCTTTGGCATTATCACTAGACTGTTCATGAAGAAATGCAGTATTCACATATACACGACCACGGAAGTCAAAGTTATATACATGATAAAAAGCATTATCCTTATGACTCTCAGCAAGCTGCTCAATAGCATCTGCTTCAATAATCAGTGATTTCTTTTTCTCTTCATCAATCTCAGTGTGGATCTTGAATGGGCTAGGTGTAGTATTCTTATGTAAGAAGTACTTATAGACAGGAAGAATATCGTTATTAATTCTCCATCCGGTTGCTTGTAGCTTGTTCAGGATATCATAAAGCATTTGCTTATCATCTTCCTTAAATTGAGCTAAAGCTGTTGAATGCCCTTTCTTAATAATAGGTACGCCTAAATTGTTGTAAGCTGTTGACCATGGCTGAGGTGCTTCTCTCAATGGGAATATATCAACCTTAGTTTGATCAATTAAACCCCAGAGTTCTTTAATTGCTTTCCAGTCTTTAATCTGGAAGAAGTAAGCCTGGTATTTACTTTTCTTACCATTCTTGTATGTATATTTAAGTTTGAAACTTAATATATTACATTCAATATAGGCAATACAAATAAACCAGCCAACTTGTGCATCAGAGATTGTATCGTTAGGTAAATCCAAAGATTGTCTAACTCTACGACCAATAGTAGCAATAATATCTACGAGAGTACCATTACGTTCTAGTCCACGGAGAATATGAGGATAAGATATATCAACTAAAAGTTTAGAATCAATATCTTTTAAATAGTGGGTATAAATATTACGATCAGCCCTTAATACAGACTGTCGCTTATTTAAGTCTAATACTAATTTATCAAGAATATTATTATCCATCTATTATTCCTTCATTTCTATTTCAGCTTCCTCCATATGGTTTACAACTTTTCTTGCTAAATAAACCAAACCTACAATTAGGCATGCTTTCCAAACGTTCATAGAGTCCTTATTATTATTATTATTTTTGATAAGAAAAGCCAGCTAGATTATACTCCCGCTGGCAGGGAGTCGTATTATTTTGTCTTCTTGAAGAATAGAAAAATTCTGATAATAGACAACAACATTAAAGCACCCCCTGCGGAATCTTCAATACTGTTGTGACCACCATCTAATAATACTAGTATAACAAAGTACAAAAACCACTCAACAAATAAAATTTGAAAAGTGTTATATTTCTTAGACTTGTTTACTGTTCCTGATTGTGTTGACATGACCAATTCTCTTAAATCGTTGATTTAAATTTGCTAATGGATTAACTTTCCAAAGATCCAGTTCTTGACCAACAGCATTAAAGAAGTCTAAACTATGAGGTTCATGACGAGCACGAACATAGTTGTAGATCTCCTTTCCTACTTGGTACACATAACCTTCTTCATCAGAAATATTAACAGGTGATGGATTAAAAAGACATTTTTTACACATCTTAAACTCCTAACTTTTTATCTACAAGCATTAAATCTTCTACAGCCTTAAAGATTCTACGGAAATCTTCCGCAGACTCTGTAATAACTGAGGCTACAGTTTCCCCAACCATGTATGCTGAATTAACATCATACAAAGAAGGATGAACTATAGTCTGAAGATAATCATCATAGACAGTAACTCTAACTGAATCAAAGGGACCATCTTGAATTGCTTCAATAGTATAGTCACCCGCCTTTAAAGTTAATATAGACATAATTAATCCTCGATCACTTGATCATAGATTGAAGTAAACTCGATGATAGAACCATCAAGCTCAACTTCAGTGCACATTCTCTCAATCAACTCTTTAGAAGTACTTGTAGCATAAATTGCTGGTATTCCTTTAGTGTCATTTGAGAATATGTAGGTAAGACCAAATTCTTCTAGTGATTCAATTATCTCTTGTGCTGTACAACCAAAGTTATCGCCATACAACGGATTTAACAAAAGAAATTTACTCATTTTAAACTCCAAAATTAAAAGAACTTGGTACTTACCCCAAGAGGTCTCTCTGCTGAGAAAGTCTAGTACATACCCTAGAGGGTCTCTCTATCCGAGAAGGATTACATGTAAGTTACTACACTTACAAGTTCAGGATTAAACTGTTTTAAGTCTTCTATGTATGCAACGGTTGTAATTAAACTACCAGTGGCTTTGTTATATACAAAATAAATCATTTTAAATCCTTATTGAACTAAAGCATCAAGACCATGTAACACTAATGCACAAAGGCCTAAACCAATAGCAATAGCAGTTACAATGTTTATAAATGTTTCTGATTCAAAAAACTTTCTCATTTTAAAACCTTATTGAATTAAAAGGGTAATGCTATTGACCAACGCAACTACCAAAGCTACTGCAATTATAGCCGCTAAACCAATGCTAAGAATTTCTTCTAACATATATCCTCTTATTTAGTAAGGTTATCGTACACTTTAGAAACACCTTCGTGAGCTTTTGCGTAACCTAAAGTTAAGCCAATTACTGCTTTATCCTTAATGCTACGATCTTCTACTGGTGTAACAACAGCTTTTTCAAAGGCTGTAGGTTTGTTAGCTTCGTTGAACAAGGCTAACTTATCCTTACGATCTTTCTCATCAAATGCACATACTGCTACATTTGTTGTAGTTGCCAAAGTACCTGTAACAATACTTGTAGCAAGAACAGGACCAGCTCCAGGGATTAACAAGGCTGCAGCAGCACCTGCTAAAGCACCATAAGTACCAACCTTCAAGGTCTCCTTTGGCTTACAGAAGGCTTCCTCTGCAAAAGAAGAAACGCTTGCTACACACAAAGTCAACACAATAAAGAACTTTTTCATTTTAAACTCCATAGTTAAAGGGAAATACACAAGACCGCTTCTCAGCGGTTTCGTCTAATAAAGACTCATCAGTTGTGTTTACAATGTTTCATGATTTTTTCAGGATCCATTGGTTTAACAGTTTTAAGCGGATTAGGACTATTGTCAATCTCTTTTACAAGATCATCTCCAGCCTTTAGTAAAGCTTTAGCTTGACATACATAATATGCTCTATCTTTGGCTTTAATCACATCATCCTTTATAAGATTATCAACATAGCTCTCTGCATTAACCATTTCAACCATTAAAGGTCTATTAGCAAACACTGAGCTAGAAAGCAATACTAACGCTGTTGCAAATACTATCTTTTTCATTTTACTCTCCTTGAGTTATTAATTTGAGTACTCTATCTTTATTGATATTTCTTCATTATAGATACGTCATTTTTCTCACTTTTAAAGTAACTTTTTGCAAATGTTTCAGCCCAGACATCATCAAAAGATTTATATTCACCCATAGAGCGAGTAATGCGGTGTACTGCTTGTGGGGTTAAACTTTCGTGTGGCACATGTCCGAAGTTTCTCATTTTCTCAGAATCGAATACTTTGTTAAACAAAACATCAATTTCATAGCTCATGATATTACCTTTTAAAGAGTTTATTTAATTTTGAGTACTCTATCTAAATGATATTTCTTCATTATAGATACGTCATTTTTCTCACTTTTTTGATAAAAAAGGCCACCCTTTTTACAGGGTGACCATTTATTACTATTATAAACCAAACCTTGACTTTTGACCGTTGTAGTTAGCTAATATTTCTGTGGAAGTTAATCTACGATTATATATTCTTGCAATAGCAATTTTACCATCATAAGCACGTCTAGAACCTGATGCAGTATTGGATTGTTGCGCTCCAAGCGCCCACCACGTATTTGACCAGTTAATTGTTGCTGACCAACCAGTAGTATTAGTACTTATGTTGGTGCCATTTTTATAAACATCGATTGAAGTTCCATTACTCCAAACCATTACAACGTGATCCCAACGATTACTTACACTAGCAGTTCCGCTAGGTGTATTAGTATTTATCGAATTGGTTGCAAAACTTGCATTTACTCCGCCAATTTGTGGATGCCATCCATTAGGTCCGCCACCGTGTGCGCTACGAGTATCAGTGTTTATACTAGCTCCAGATTGTCCACTATCATTTTGAGAAGACCATACGGCTCCAATACCTTCACCGACATATGTACCAGCTAAACTCTCTGTAAAGATCCATGCCTCCATAGATAAAGCACTTGTAGATTGTCCACTTGGTATCGTTGAACCAAAAGCTATGTAGTTGATACTATCCGCTTCAAAATCAAAATATTTAGCTGTTCCTGTGCCACCAAAAGTTGCTCCAGTAACTGTACCATTTCGAGTACCTTGTAAGTCTGTTATTGTTGATCCAGAACCACTATAAGATGTAGTATTGGAAAAATCATAATGCATAAACAAATCTGTAGTCGTGTACGTGCCAAAACTATTTACAAATATCTCTATACTAAAACTTCTATCCGTATCCTGATTTTCTGCATCTGTAGCTCTAACAGTAAAACTATACGTAGTAGTATTATCAGGACTAGGCGTAGTACCAGAAATAACTCCTGTACTACTATTTAAACTTAATCCATTTGGCAATGCGCCACTTACTATTGAATATGTAACAGTGCTATTACTACTTGCACTTAAGGTAGTACTAAAACTAGTGGAAACATTGGCAGTACCAAGACTACCAGCAGCAGTTGACCAAGTAGGAACCCCTGAATAGCTTATTCCAAGTACACTAATTGCAGTTGCACCACCAGGGTTTACAACATAGATATCATAAGTTCCTGCAGTTTTAGCTGGAGCTGTAAATGTCAATAAACCAGAACTAATAAAACTTACAGAGGAAGCTAATGTACCACCTACATATACAGTTGGAGTACCTTGGAAACCTGTTCCTGTCATGTTTAGTGTTTGACCACCACTAGGGTTTGCTGCTGTATCATCTCCTGGATATACAATGCCACTAATACTGAGATTACTAATAGTACCCCAAGATGCCGCACTACCATTAGTTGTCAGATACTTACCTGAGTTACTAGTTTGTGAGGGTAAACTATCAACAGTAGACCATGTAGGGCTTGTGCCATCTGTTGTTAAAAATTTACCTGATTGACTTGTTTGAGTTGGTAACCCACCAGCAGTAGGTAATAGCTTTCCTGTTGAATCTACATCATCCGCTAGCTTAGAAAGATTTCTTGAAAATCCCATATTCGTTCCTTAAAATGTTATAGACCCTGAGGAAGTCCACTTGTAAATCCTGAAGCCACCTGTTGTTGTTATTGTTGGAGAGCCTGTGGTTGAGACTGCTGGAGAGAATGTGTCTGGGTAGCGGATAATAACAATGCCTGAACCGCCGTTACCACCGCTATATGCGCCTAAACCAACGCCACCACCACCACCGCCTGTATTGGCTGTTCCAGAAGTTCCATTAGCGTTGTGATTTCCTGCGCCACCTCCACCAACACCACCTGCGCCAGTATTACCGGGACTTATATAGGAGCCACCACCACCACCACCAGCGTAAGTAGTTACTGCTCCAGATATAGAAGATGCAACTCCAGCACCGCCATTTCCAGCGTTACTGCCAGAACCATTTAGTCCAATAGTCCCTGCACCACCTCCACCAGCCCCACCGTATGCGCTACCAGTAGAACTACCTGTTCCACCTGCATTACCTTGACCAGATGTTCCTGATCCTCCAGCGCCATTAGAAGTGTATGAAGAACCACCACCTCCCGAGCCGCCAGAACTACCTACTCCACTATCAGTACTATTGGAATAACCCCCTTTACCACCGCCAGTTGCGGTAATGCTTCCAAATACAGAGTTATTTCCGTTTGCACCGACTGTGGTTGTACCTGTTCCACCAGCGCCTACAGTTACTGTGATTGATGATCCAGCAGTAATGCCAGAGAATCCAGCAAGCAAGCCGCCTGCGCCACCTCCTCCAGCGCCATTAGAACCTGTAGATGGAGCACCTCCACCAGAACCACCTCCAGCTACAACTAAATACTCGACATTCTGTGGAGGAATTCCAGTCCAATTGTTATCTTTGATAGCTTGGCTTGCCTGACTTAACGTCCAAATGCCTGAGTATTGTGGCATATTAAGCTCCTGTAGGTGGTGTTACTTCAACCCATGCTGTTGTTGGTTCATCCCATGTATACATCTTATCGTCTGTAGGCATTGCAACTGGTGCAGACCACAAGCAGGTTTCTTCACTAAGCGTCCATGATGGGAATGGCTTAGGAGGGATAAATGCATCTCGTTGTGCATCATAAGTGTAGCCGATTCCTGCATAGTTCTTGCGCAATGGTCGTCCTTCAGGATGCTGACCACCATGAGTATTATAGCTTGTTTGAATCCATTGACCTGGACTAGAGTCTACAAATGTGTCGAAAAAATCTGGTTCAGCAACGATTACTTGTGTTACTTTACCATCTGTTACTTTTGCATAATGTGCCATATCTAATTTCCTTAAAATGTTACTGAACCACTTGAGGTCCAAATATATATCTGATAACCGTTTGCATAACGGATTTGTGGATTGCCTGTAATAGCTACTGGAAGAGATGCTGTAGCAGGATAACGAATAATTACGATTCCTGAGCCTCCGTTGCCGCCTGTACTTCCTGACGAATAACCGCCGCCTCCACCGCCACCAGAGCCGCTATTTGCTAATGCCGGAGTGCCATTTCCCGGAGTAGCATTAGAACCCATACCACCGCCAGCAGAACCCAATCCAACAGATGCACCACCATCAGCACCACCGCCACCGCCACCAGCGTAAAACACTTGTTGACCAGTAATTGTTGAACAAGTGCCTGTACCACCATTACCTGACTTCATAGTAGAAGCAGTAATTCCAATTGAACCAGAGCCACCACCACCACCAGCACCTGTGTAATTAGAATTGTCGGAATATGACCCGCCTCCAGCGTAGCCTTGTCCAGAAACACCAGTACCACCTGCAAAACCAGAATTTGCACTAGAGGCATTGCCACCGCCACCACCTCCAGAACCGCCATTTGAACCTACAGCGCCATTTGGAACGCCACCACCATTGCCATAACCGCCACCACCACCTGTTGCGGTAATAGAGCTAAATACTGAATTAGAGCCGTTTGTTCCATAACCAGTATTTAATTGTCCTGCACCACCAGAACCAACAATTATAGTTAAAGCAGAACCTGTAGAAACAGAAAAAGAAGCAGCAGTAAGCAAACCACCAGCACCGCCACCACCTCCACGATAACCACCACCCCCACCTCCACCTGCAACCACAAGGTATTCAACAGTGGAGGGAGATCCTGCAAGAGGATTATAGGTGGCTGATATAATACCACCTAATTGATTACTCATTTGTTCCCCAGTTTGCAGATTGAACTGCTGTAATAAAAGTTGGCATATCTTGGGCAGAATTTACTGCTGCAATAAGCCTGTCACACTCATTAAGAATCGCTAAACGTTTTGTTGCTACATTATTTGGAATAGCTACATTACGTTCTGCTTTTCGAATTACCATCCAATCAGTACTTGCTAACAGTGAGTTAGCTATGTGTTTAAATTGAGTAGTGTATTGTGACTTTAAACCTTTAGTTGTATTTTCACCTTCAATGACATCATCAAGAGCTTTTGGTGTATTAACGTAGTTACGTTTAACAGAGTCAGCCTCTATGATATATTTGTCGAATGTAACCCAATAAAATCTTTCATCTTCTCTGTTACCATCAACAATGGGTAAAGCCCCATGTTGAATAGCATACAAATGAGTTGGTTGAATTTCATTAGGAAACAACTTTTGTAATTCACCTATCTCGGTGATTTGATTATTTGAAATTAATGCGTACATTAGTTACCTCGCTAAAGAATACTTGAATGGGGACTCGGCAAATGCCATGAAAATGTAAGTTTGTCCACTTTGGTTAACATTAGAACCCGCTGGTGAATCATTTGTTCTGATTTTTACACCATTGGAAAACAAATCAATTCCGCCTGTGTACTCTGCGGCACTTGAATTAGGCATTAAAAATGGCGTATCTAAGTTGTATGACCCACGAGTGTTATCGTAAAGATTCCAGTTCCCACCACCTGAAGCATTTCTTGCTAAGAAATATGCGGGTCTAAAACCACAAAACACAAAAGGTCCATCAGCAGAACCATTGCCTGTGTAAGAGCCAAACTTGCTATACCCTGTTACTTCTGCAAAACAGTAGGCGACATAAGTAGAGCCGCTTGCATTAACCGCATCAAGATTTGCGTTTGATTGCGTCAAAGTGTAAGTGGTAGATGCAACAGCACTTATGTAACCTGCATTTCCTGAACTTCCTTGGTATTGTACCGCAGCTGTATTTAGAGCAATGTTGTACCCTGCTGTAAGCCCAGAATGATAAACACGCCAATCGTACGTTCCACCACTTCTTGATTTTAAAATTACCATTGACGGAGTAACACCAAGGCCGTGACCAACAGTAGCACCTGATGTTCCGTTGCCTGTATAAGTTACCACACTAAATCCACTTGTAGAGTTTGCACTTACTGTTGAAGTAATTGATCCTGCTGTGTTGGTTGAGCCTGAACCATTGGCTTTCCAGTTCCATGCAACAAATGTTTGAGTATTAGCATTAACGCCAATACCAGTACTTAAAGAAAATCCATCTGAGTTAAATGATGTTACATAGCCATTTGCACTATTTGTTGTCTCAGCGGCTGTGTCGTCTGAATAAAGTTCCTTACCAGCACCACGAACAGAATCTGCAAGGCGATGTGAATAAGCAACACTTCTGGCTTTAATCCAAGTAAAATCAGGCTGAAACCCAACACCTGTAATTGAACGAGCAGAGCCATTGCCTGTGTATAAAACAGAATTAAAATAATTTGTCGCCAAAGTTGTTGGGCTTGATCCAATTGTTGGGGCTGATAAATTTTGTGTGCAAAGTGCTTTAAATCCAGCAGGTGGTGTGTACGCCCATGCTCGTTGGCCAAAATTTATACTTCCTGAACCACTACTAGAAACTGAAAATCCAAAAACATATGGTCCTGATATTAGGTTTGTTACAGTATTGCCTGCAGCAACGCCATTTTTATACCAAGTCATTGTTCCTATATCTGCATCAAATGCAAAACCAATTACATCTCCAGCAGCATAACTTAAATTATTAAATTGAATCCCTGAGTTGTTATATACTTGACCAGTAGATACTAATACGCCCCAACTAGTAGAATTACCACCAACAAAAGTAGTTGTTCCAGTAAAATTAGTATCTGCTTTTGCAATACCTGCTACCATTGAATTGTTATTTACAGTTACTTCTGCATACCATTTCCCACTAGACATAGCAATTGTACTAACACCACTCCTCCATTCAGCAACTGTATTGGCTGTCATATCCAAATTGCCATTTGTTATAAATGCAGAATTACCAGCATTTAATGGGTTTAGCGTAGCATAGTTACCACGAACAGTACCACCAAAACCGTAATCAGTGCCATAGCTTGTAGGAACATCAACTACCGAGTCATTGCCAACACCAGCAGTCACGCTGAAGTTATTAGGTGTCCAATTATTTGAATTACCCGAATAATCTTTACCAATACCTGTTGAGCTTGTAGATGAGTTGTCTGAAAAGTTTAGATAAAAACCATTAGTGCCATATGTACCCGAATAAGATTTAGGTTTCCATACATTTGTGTTAGTATTAAATTCTCCAAATGATGAGGCGGCTAATTGCTGGCCATCAATAAAGTTTACTTCTGTTAGGTATGCATTCATATATTGGCCATATACAGCATGAGAACCTAATGTATGTGCAATCGTAGAATTAATTGCTGTTTCAGCATTTTGTGTATATGTATCAGTACTTCCATTTGGAACAAATGATCCGTTAATATAACCTTTTACCCTATCTGCATTATTTACTTGTGTAGTATCTACTGCAATAACAATATGATACCAAGCAGATGTATCTCGGTAAAGATTCCAAGAACCTCCTGCGGAACTTCCTGCAAACCAACTATAAGCATTATTATAGTCATAATAACGTAAATAATCACTTGGATGCCAAAGAATATCTGCCCTATTAGATGCACTATTTCCTGCACCAAAAATGTTTGTATAACTTGCACCATTAACTGTTTTCTTAATCCAAAAACTTAATGTCCAAGTTCTACGATTTCCTGCACTTGCAGGTGTACGACTTAAATAAGTAGAATCAGCGCTATTGAAACGCAGTGAACGGCTAATTTGATAGTCAGTCGTGATAACTGTTGGTGTAGTAGGAACTAATGTGCCTGATGCAACGAACGTGTGAACAATGTAGCCGTTAGCATAAGTAATTGCACCGCCAGTGTAAAATTGTACGTTGCCTGGATAACGAACTACAACAACACCAGAACCACCTGTTCCTCCAGAGTACCCTTGACCACCTCCACCAGCACCACCGCCTGTATTTACTAATCCATTTGATCCAGTTGCACTGCTAGAACTAGCACCTGTACCTCCACCACCTATTCCACCATAACCAGGAATAAGACCATCTCTAGTACCACCGCCTCCACCCCCTGCATAAGTTTTTATTACTCCAGTAATGCTAGAAGATATGCCAGAACCACCATTACCTGCAATTGAAGTAGTACTACCAGTTCCAGCCGTTCCAGCACCGCCACCACCTGCACCTGCCCATCTTGGAGAATCGCTGAGATATGTTCCACCACTATTACCTTGGTTAAGAGTACCTTCTCCACCATATCTTGGGGAAGAAGAATTACCTCCATTATTTTGACCAGCTCCACCTCCTGAACCACCAGACATTGAAGTTGTTGAAAATCTGGAACCACCACCTCCACCACCTAAAGTAGTTATAGTATTAAATGCAGAATTTGAACCTATTGATCCAGTTGCAGTACTAGTTGATGTACCAACCCCACCAGCACCTACAGTTATAGTATAAGAAGATCCAGCAGTTACAGTAGCAATACCTGTTAATAAACCACCTGCACCGCCCCCACCAGAATTTTCTGTTCCACCACCACCCCCTCCAGCGACAACAAGATACTCAACCCATTTAGGGGCACTATACCCTGACCAGCCGCCTTGTTGAACAGCTTGATTTACTTGTTTAAGTGTAAATAATCCACTTGCCATATCTACTCCTTAAAATGTAATTGTGCCTGAGGCAATAAATTTGTATACACGCCATGCGCCTATAATATATGTCTCAGGAGAACCTGTTGTTGATTTTGCTGGTAAATAAATAGATGGATAGCGGAGAATAACTATACCAGAGCCACCATTTCCACCACCAGTATATTGCCATGCACCACCGCCTCCGCCACCTGTATTTGGTAAACCAGCGTTACCAACAAAAGTTGTACCAGAGCCGCCTCCAGTATTAAAATTTCCTACGGTTCCATTACCCCCACCACCAGCACCACCAAGTCCAGCAGAATAACCAGAAGCACCTTCTGATTCAGCGCCTCCAGCCCCACCCCCAGCATAAAAAACTTGTGTACCTGAAATAGTAGAGCAAATGCCTGTTCCACCACTACCAGAATATTTTCCAGAAGTACTGCCATTACCACCAGCACCTCCAGCTCCACCTCCACCTCCACCAGCTTTTATAAGACTACCTGCACCAGCACCCCCAGCGTAACCTTGATTGGCAGTTCCTAAACCCCCAGCACTTCCACTGTAGCCAGCACCACCTCCTCCTGATCCACCATTACCTCCGGCACCATAGTTTCCATAAACTCCACCACCGCCTCCAACGGTTGTTATAGATCCAAAAACAGAGCTAGAACCTTGAGAGCCGTTATTACCACCTGAACCAGTAGCACCACCAGCACCACCAGAACCAACAGTTACAGTAATACTTGAGCCAGCAGTAACTGCGTATCCTGTTGCTGATAAAAGGCCACCTGCACCGCCTCCGGAGCCGTAAGAATTAGCTGCACCACCACCTCCAGCTACAACAAGGTACTCAACACTGGGAGTAACTGTTCTAATTCCATCTACACTTGCAGACAATACATTACCTGTATATCTTAGAGACATATTGTGCCTCCTTAAGCTGTTATTGTTTCGTAACTAGCAACAAGTTCAATAGCGTTTGTTGTGCCTGAAGTTACTACTACAGACTGTGCTTCACCAACATAGAATGCTGTAGTCTTATCTGTAATAATAAGAGAGGCATTTGGAGGAACACTAATTTGATATGCAATACGATATGCTGTACCACCACCTGAAACAGCACTATTGACTGACACTGTAATGTTAGCGGCTGATGCTGTTACGTTAGACGCAACAATAGAGCCTACTTTATTTACTGAGCCAACTGCTGGAGTCAATGCTGTCCAAGCAGTAGCCGATGTACCTGTAGGTACGAGATAAGACGTAGCGCCATAAATAGCTGTTACGCCAACGATATTTGGGTTAGCCATGCTTACTCCTTAAAATCCGAAAATGAGAGACATGGCTATTGCCTTGCCAGTTGATGCGTACGTAGGTGTCACCCAACTAGGTGCACTAGTACCATTTGATTGTAAAAATTGACCAGATGTACCTGCAGAGGTAAATCCAGTTGTACTTGCTGCACTCTGCCAAGGAATGCTACCAGCAGTTCCACCAGTTAAGCTAGCAATAGAACCCAATAGAGAGTCACCATTTTGTAACTCTTGAATCTGGGTTCCATTAATTGTTAGAGAATATTTGGTTGCCATTTAAAATCCTTATGAGGTAATAGATACATTTACTGTACTACCAGTGTTTGTTATTACTGGTAAGTAGCCTTGTGCAACAGACACTGATGCTGTTGAACCATTGTTTAATGTTACAGGCATATTATTCAATACAGTAAGTGTAGCCCAAGATGCTGTAGTTCCATCTGTCTTTAAATACTTGTTAGCATTGTCTGCTTGAGATGGGAGAGCATCTACAGTTTCCCATGAATTTGTACTACCATTAGTCTTTAAATATTTACCTGCATTTCCAGATGGATTTGGAATACCATCATACAGGTTAACAGTATACGTTGTGAATTTTAGTTCATCATTCAGTACTGCGGCTGAGCTGAGAACAACAGACAAACCATCAGTTGCAGTATAGTCTGTTGATAAGAGTGTAATACCATTTAGTGTGACATCAATGTAGCCTACAGTATAACCACCACTAGGATAGAATGTAGTCTGTCCAGATGTAGCGATTACTTCGGTCACAGTTCTAGCTGTTCTACCAAATGGTGGAATACCTAAGTATGACATATTTTATTTTCCTTTTTGTTAGGCTGTATATGTACCCGAAGAGTTGTATTGAATAACTGTATACAAACCCGATGATGTAATTGTTGGTGAACCTGTAGTAATACCTGAATACCTAGCTGTTAATATTTTTAAAACAACAATACCAGAACCTCCAGATCCAGAAGCTCCACCAGAAGTGTCTGCACCACCACCACTACCTGTATTTACTGTTGCATTTGTGTTACCAGCACCACCACCACCTGATCCTGGTTGGCCTTGTGTGCCATCTGAATAGGCTTGACCACCACCAGCTCTTTCAATACTTGTACCAGTAATGTCAGACCAAACACCATCTCCACCAAAAGCACTACCATCGGTATTTCCTGCTTCACCAGCTCCACCACCACCACCTGCTTTGTTAGTACTTGATGCATTACCACCTGCAAAACCTTGCCCTGCTGTTCCAGAGCCACCTACTTGTGGTGATCCACCTTCTCCACCTGATCCCCCACCACTACCCCCAGAAAGACCAGCAAGAGTGGCATAAGCACCACCACCTCCTCCGCTAACAGAGATACTGACATTAGATCCTGATATACTTGAGCCAACTCCAGTAGAACCTGAAGTTGAAGGTGTATTAGTTCCAGCGCCACCAGATCCTACTATAATTGTGTAGATGCTTCCAGCTGTTAAGGTAATAGCAGACTCAACAGCAGAACCTCCACCAGAAGCTTTTGGTGAAGATGTTCCAGCAGAAGATGTCCAACTTGTTCTGTAGCCTCCTGCACCGCCTCCACCACCGTAATATTTACCTCCGCCACCACCTCCGCCAATAATTAAAAAATCAGAAGTATAAGCGGTAGATTGAGAAAAATTTGTCCAACCTAAAGAAGAATACCATTCAGGATTTCCTGTTGTTGTATTGTATCCCATTTGACCAGCACTAGGACTTGATGGGCGTCCGGCTGTAGTCCAAGATGCGGGTATTTCACCCCTTGTACCGTCTAATATAATTGCCATGTTGTTTCCTTATGCTGTGTATGTTCCGGAGGATGTAAAGGTGTGGATAGTGTATCCATCGTTTGTAGTTACGGTTCCACCTGTGCCTCTTTGTGCGCCTGTATAACGAATAATAACAATACCCGAGCCACCATTCCCTCCGCTAGCATCACGAGAGCCACCTCCACCACCGCCTGTGTTTACAGCCCCAGCAATACCGGGTATACTTCCACCTTTAGTTCCGCTACCACCGCCACCATTACCACCAACGCCTCCAACAGCGCTTGGGTCATTTTCAGTACCACCTCCACCGCCACCACCGCCTGCGTAAAAAGTGCCTAATGATTTCCAATTTAAACCGGAGCCACCTGCTCCACCAATATAGGAAGTAGTATTAGAAGAACCTGCTGCACCAGCACCTCCACCGCCTGCAGATGCCCAACCGCCACCATTATAAAGAGCCGTGCCACCGCTATTCCCTTGCCCTGAAGTACCAGCACCTCCTGCACCAAGCCCTGCAGTAGTGTTACCACCCCCACCTCCAGATCCTCCACTACCACCTGTAGTATTAGCATTGCTTGGTTGGTTTTGACCACCACCAAAGCCACCACCAATAGCAGTAGAAACACTAGCAAAAGAAGAACTTGCACCAGCGGTACTCATACTTGAGCCATACCCACCGCCTGTTCCACCAGCACCTATTGTAGCTGTGTATGTAGAAAGTGGGGTAACAACAAGAGTATTAGAGATATAACCACCAGCACCACCGCCACCGCCATGACCAGTACCACCGGCACCACCTCCTGCAACAACAAGATAATCAATTGTATACGTTGTTGTTGGTGTTACCGTTGCCCATTGACTTCCGTTGTAAATTTCGATGTTTGACGTAGTAGTATTATATCTGGTTTGACCCGCTAATGGGCTACTAGGTCTTTGTGCAGTAGTGCCAACTGGAATACCTAAGGCACCAGTAGAATTAAGAGTTACATTTTGATCTGTATCAACAGTAACTGCAGTAGTCCCATTAGTCTGTAATGCCAAGACACCACTAGAGTCTGCACTTGTTTTAAGTCCTGCAGAACCGGACACAACACCGTTATCGGCATTAATTATTGTTGTCATGTTATGTCCTTATGCGATGTATGTACCTGAAGATGTGAATGTGTGAATTGTGTAACCATTAGCTGTAGTAACAACTCCACCAGTTCCTTTTTGAGAACCTAAATAACGAATGATTACAACACCACTACCGCCTTGCGCACCTGATACATAAGTACCTGTTTGTCCACCACCGCCTCCACCGCCACCAGTGTTTGCTGTGCCATTAACCGCTGATACCGATTCAAAAGTAGAAGCTCCATTTCCTCCACCATCAGTAGCAAGACCACGAAGGAAACCATTTTCTCCACCACCTCCACCTCCGGCTCGAGAAACAGCAGTCCCAGTAATTGAAGAACTAACGCCAGCACCACCAGCTCCTGCACGACTTGAGCCTGCACGATTGCCGCCTGCACCACCTGCTCCACCTCCACCGCCTCCACCTTCATTTGAACCACCACCGTCATAGCCTACACCACCCGCATATCCTTGACCTGAAGTCCCAGTGCCAGCCGGAGACGCACTAGACTGGCTACCACCACCCCCAGAACCTCCAGAAATTCCATTTTGATTGCTATTAGAACCCCCGCCACCACCACCAAGTGAAGTAATTGTTGAAAACACAGAATTAGATCCACTTAACCCTTTAAGAGTTGAATCTGTTGAACCAGCACCGCCTGCACCAACAGTTACTGTGTAAGTTACACCACCACCAACATTTATTGCTGATTCAGCGGCAGCTCCACCTCCAGAAGTTCCAGCAGAAGTTCTATAACCACCAGCTCCACCTCCACCGCCTCGAAGATTACCACCCCCTCCTCCTCCAGCAATAACTAGAAAATCAATACTGTAAGAATAAGAAGAAAGGGAAAAAGGAACCCATCCACTACCATTATAAGTTTCCATTGAATTAGTAGTTGTATTCCATCTTTGTTGACCAATTACAGGGCTTGAAGGTCTTTGTGCAGTAGTTCCAGTTGGAATAGTTAAAGCACCAGTAGCATTAACAGTCATGATACCACTATCAGGAGTCAATACTAAGTTACCAGTAGTATCACCTGTATTTGTTAGTGCTGTGGTACTTGTAGTACCAGCTCTAATTTCACTCATATATTTCTCCTTAAATAATTACCCATCGTTGTCCACTAGCTACAGTCACGGATACACCATCCGCAAGTGTAATTGGACCAACTGATAAGCCATTAGTACCAGAGGGAAATGTGTAGCTCTCTGTAGCAGTTGTTGAGTTAACATTAATAGTTCCACCTGCTTTAGATGGACTTGTAAGAGGTGCCCATGAGGCAGTTGTTCCGTCAGTTGTTAAATACTCTCCAGAGTTACCTGTTTGAGTTGGCAGTGTAGTAACAGTATCCCATGTAGCTACTGTACCATCTGTCTTTAAATATTTACCTGACTGACTTGTTTGAGAAGGAAGAGCATCAACAGTTTGCCATGATGCTGTACTTCCGTCTGTCTTTAAAAATTTACCTGAGTTACCTGTTTGACTAGGCACAGCTGCACCAGCAGCAAGTTTAGCGGCAGTAACCGCACCATCCTTGATATCGCTGGTTTCAACTGTGTTATCGTCAAGTTCAGGCATCTTAGGTGCTGGGGATGCACCAATGTATGCCATTATGAGATCTCCAATACAGAAAGAATAGCGTCTACTGAAGTAGCAGCGCTAGACACAACTTTAACTAGGTTGCCTGTTTGTAACACAACCTTTTGCTCACCACCAATTGGTACAATAGCACCACCTACAGGTACTACTGCATTTTTAAGCAGGTAATAATCTGTACCGCCAATTGTAAGGTAAATACCTACAGTGACTGGTGAGTTACTTGTATTAGCAACAGTAAGACCAATTACAGTACTTGTTGTTGCACTTGGTGTAGTATACACCGTTGATGCAGTAGTTCCGATGTTTGCTACTGCTGAATTCTTAAATGAATTTGCCATATTATTTCCTTAGCCTAAAGCAATAGCCATACTGATAGCAATATCAGTCGGATCTGTGATTGTTACCCATGAGGTAGTTGTACCATTTGTTGAAAGCACTTTACCTGTGTTACCTGATTGATCTGGTGCAAGAGCATTAAATGCAGCTGTTGCAGTTGTTTGACCTGTACCACCTGAACCAATAGCTAAGGTAGCAGATAAACCTGCAGCAGTTCCCGTTGTATTTTGATTCCAAGTAGGTACTGTACCAGTTAAACCTGAGTAGGCAACATTAGTAGCCGTAGCTGCATTACCTGTAGTATCTTGATTCCATGTAGGAACAGTTCCAGTTAAACCTGTATAGGCAACATTAGTAGCCGTTGCAGCATTACCTGTTGTATTAGCATTGATAGTAGCAGGTAAACTTAATGTAACAACACCACTAGAGGTAGCAACATCAATCTCATCAGTAGTACCAGCAACAGACAATACGCCTGTATTAGCAATAGTAACTGATCCTGCAGCATTAGTAACAGAGACACCAGTGCCAGCTGTTAAGTTAGCCTTTTGCCATAGACCTGTAGTCTCGTTATACAATAGTGTTTGACCATTAGTAGCATTCCTAGCAGATACATTATGGAGTTCATCCATCTCGTAACCATTTTGGATTCTAACTTCAATAGCGCCTTGGTTAGCATGGCTGTATGTAACAACACCAGCATATACTAGATGAGCAGGAGCATACTGTTTAGTGCTAGTATATTCACCAGCAACAGTACTACTCAAATATAGTTGAGTTCCATTAGGGTATGCAAGGGTGTTTAAACCAGTTAATGATCCGCTAACAACTACATAACCATTTTGATTGTGAGGAATATCTTCCCGCACCATACCAAATGTTTGTGCAGAAGTAGTATCTCCTGTTGCTATAGCCTTTGAAACAAGAGCTTTGTTGCTTGATGCACCGCTAACATAAACCAAAGTACCCTTAGTAAGAGGTGCTCCAGTTTCATTACGAACTTGTGCAATCAGTACACCTGTACTACCTGCAATACCAACACTAAGATCCTTAACAGTTCCTGTTGTTGTAATACTAACACTACCATCTGTTGATGTAAGGTTGCTTACAGCGTTATCTGCAAGAGTACCTTGAGCAGCAGTAGCATATGCAGTACTAGCAGTAGTAGCTGCAGTACCTAAACCTAAGTTTGTTCTTGCAGTTGCTGCATTAGTTAAATCTGAAAGATTGTTTGATGCAAGCACATAACCAGCACCAGAGATATATGCGGCAACCCATGCAGTACCATTGTAAACTTTCATTCCAGGAATTGTGGAATTGTAATACAATGCACCAGTTACAAGAGCATTACCATCATTGTCTAATGAAGGATCAGAAGCTTTCTCACCTAAATACTTATCATCAAAATTATCAAAAGCAGCTAGGGCTTGATCTCTAGCGGCTTGTGCTGCAGAGGCACTTGAGGCTGCATTAGTCTCAGATGTAGCTGCATTAGTAGCACTTGTAGATGCCAAACCAGCCTGTGTTGTTGCAGTAGTTGCAGCAGTTGTTGCTATGCCAGCTTGAGTAGTTGCAGTTGTTGCAGAGGCTGAAGCAAGTCCTGCCTGAGTAGTTGCAATACCCGCCTGAGTTGTAGATGTTGCAGCATTAGCAGAAGATGCAGTCTCAGAAGCCAAAGCATTTGTAGCGCTTGTTGCAGCGTTAGTTGCAGAAGTACCTGCGGCTGTTGCACTAGAGGCCGCATTAGTAGCCTGTGTAGTAGCAGTCGTTGCAGATGTTGCAGCATTAGTTGCACTTGTAGATGCCTCACCTGCTTTATTCGTTGCAATTCCAGCTTGAGTAGTCGCTATTCCTGCCTGTGTTGTTGCAGTTGTAGCAGATCCACTAGCACTAGTTGCTTGAGTTGTTGCAATACCAGCTTGAGTTGTAGCAGTTGAAGCGCTTGTTGAAGCACTTGTCTCAGATGCTAAAGCGTTAGTAGCACTAGTGGCCGCATTAGTAGCAGATGTGCTAGCTGATGTTGCACTGTTACCAGCATTAGTAGCTTGAGTAGTTGCAGTAGCGGCACTTGTAGATGCACTAGTTTCAGATGCTAAAGCGTTAGTAGCGCTTGTTGCAGCTTCACCTGCTTTAGTTGTAGCAATGCCAGCCTGTGTAGTGGCGATTCCCGCTTGGGTTGTCGCAATACCTGCTTGAGTCGTAGCTGTTGTTGCACCTGTTCCAGCAGTAGTTGCTGAGGTAGCGGCATTAGTTGCACTAGTAGCAGCTTCAGAAGCCTTTGAAGAAGCTAATGTAGCGCTTGCTTCAGCGGCATTCTTATAGTTCAATGCATAGTTTGCTGAAGTACTAGCATTCAATTCTGAAGTAGCTGCAGAATTTTTACTTGCCAAAGCACTAGTAGCACTTATAGCGGCATTCTGAGCAGATGTATCAGCCTCAGCAGCTTTATTAATTGCTGTAACTGCATATGTATTAGCAGTAGCAGCACTACCAGCAGCTTGAGAAGCACTCAATGCAGCATTCTGAGAAGCTGTTTGAGCAGTTGCATCATAGAATTGCCAACCAGTAGAGGTATAAACCTTAAGCTTTTGTGCAGTACTATTAAAGTATTCAGCACCAATAATTACTGGATCACCGTTACCATCTAAGGTAGGATCACTAGGTAACTCACCTAAATAAGTTCTACGAAAAGAAGCAAGACTAGCGTCTACAGAAGACTTAGCAGCTGCAGCATTAGCAGCACTAATAGCGGCCTCAGCAGCTTTAGTCGTAGCAATACCCGCTTGAGTAGTTGCCGTAGTAGCTTGTGTTGTAGCAATACCCGCTTGAGTAGTTGCCGTAGTAGCCTGAGTAGTTGCAATACCAGCTTGAGTGGTTGCCGTAGTAGCTGAAGTAGATGCTTCACTTGCTTTAGTTGTGGCAATACCAGCTTGAGTGGTTGCAGTTGTAGCTGCATTGCTAGCAGTAGTAGCAGAACCAGAAGCTTCAGTGGCTTTTGTAGTTGCTATGCCAGCTTGTGTTGTTGAAATAACAGCTTGTTGAGTTGCTGTTGTTGCACTAGCTAAAGCGTTAGCCTCAGACAAATCAGCATCAGAGGCACTATTAGCCGAAGCAGTAGCGCTTAATGCAGCTGCAGTAGCTGAGTTGGTTGCTGAAGTTGCTGAGTTAGTAGCCGATGTAGCGGCATTACTAGCAGTTGTAGCAGAGGCTTGAGCAGCATTCTTATATAACAAAGCATTAGCTTCGGAGCTAGCAGCGGCATCTTCACTAGCTGCAGCATCAGCAGCGGCAAGTTGAGAGTCTGTAGCACTGTCCTCTGAGTTGTCAGCAAAGGTGCTAGATTGAGCAGCACTTGCGGCAGAGTTAACCGCACTCTGAGATGCGGCAGTTGCTTGTGTAGTTGCTGTTGTGGCACTTAAAGCAGCAGCATTAGCACTGTTTAAAGAGTTAGTAGCAGATCCACTTGCGGCAGTAGCTGAGTTTGCGGCTTGAGTTGCACTAGCAGCAGCTTGAGTAACCTTAAGAGTTAAAGTTGTTAACTCAGTAGCAAATTGTTGAGCAGTGCCAGTATAGCCATTCTGGACTGCAATGTCGTATGCACTATAACCTTGTGCACCTTGACCACCTGTACGAGACAGTGAAAGAACATAGTCTACTGTCTGTACATTAATAATGTTCTCTTGGGTGGTTAAACCTAGGGTTGCCATATTACACCTCCGTTGGAGAGTATCTTACTTCGACCAAACCTCGAAATGGTTTCCACACTTGTTTACGATTACCTACGCCAGTATCACGGATTTCAAGATCAATAAAACCATATACAGGTTTATTTGGGGTAGGCTGTACGGTCCAACCAGTGATCAATGTCTCTGGAATAACCATAATAAATTGATTGTTTGTGTCTGATGTATCCAATAAAGGAATAGTAACAGTTACACCACCTGGGCGTACTGTCTCTGGAATTGATCCACTACTATCATTATTTGCTTCGACTACTTTGCTAAAGATTTCATAATCTGCAATGTTAGTTAGCCAAGCTAATGTTAAATTTAAATGTATCTGTTCACCTTTGATGATAGATACTAATACTGCACCATCATCAGATATCAAATCTTTTGATGCAGACGTAATTTTACTTCGTGCCATTTTGTTTCCTCTCTCGATCCTCGGATGGAGCTAAGGTTAATTAATTGGATAGATTAGGCTTTTATTCCTTTTTATCCATCCCTGTTTTATTAAGATTCTATTGAATGAATCACTATTATCTAAATCACTTGACGTTATTACTAGATCTGTTCTTTTATCTTTAGCTGCTTCAATCATTGCTTCATGCACTAAGATTAAAGCCTTTGCTGCTTTATATCCTGATAAACTACAATGATAATAAAGCTGATATAATGCTGTCTGTCTAGAATGCAAATAAGGTCTAATAATCTTAGCTGCAATCCAACCTACTACTTTAGAGTCATCTTTTACTACTCTAAAGAAGTCTCCTCGTCTAGCTAATGAAAACAAATTAGCCTTACATAAATCTTCATCTATTGAAACTTCAACAGATTCATACTCTGAAAAATAATCTATCGATAATTTGAAACATTCATTTAATTCTTCTGATGTTTTTATTTTATCTATTTCTATCATAATAATAACCAAGGGAGGCTTGGGAGGTTCTCTCTTTAGCGTCCCCTGGTAAATGTAATACTTTTATTAATTATGGAGGTGCTGCACTACTTAATAATCTTACAGTACCAACCACATCTGATTGCCTATCTGCACCACCTGAAGTAAGTGCTCTAGCTTTAACTACCACTCTTGTATTTAATCCAGGATTTGGAACAGTAGTATAGTAGCCTGAATTAGCGCCTAACGGAAAAAAGCCATAAACACCACTAATAGATTGACCACCTTGGAAAATATTATATCCTGCTTCAGATCCACCCGTACCACTTGCAGTTACATTTAGCCATACACTAACACGAACATAAGTATCTGAAGTTATTGGACCTGCCATATTAATATTATAGGTAATAGTTTCGCCATTATAGTAAATAGGATTACTCATGCTATCTACAACTGAGCTTACTAATGGTGCCTGTGCTGTAACGGCTTGTATATAAAAGAAAAAGGATTGACCTGTGCTTAAACTAATTGTTACACTCTGTTCAGCAACAGGACTAGAAGGGTTGCTTGTAGTTACTTGTATATAGGTATCTGTTTGTCCATTACTAGCAATTGTAAAGTTAGTAGGATCAATAGTAACACGAGAAGCTCCTGTTCCACTCTTGCTAACAGTTACAGGTACACCACTGGCATTTGTTGAACGTAAATAAAAGAAAAGAATTGTACCATTTGCTATGGTTTGACCATTCCAAGTATTTCCTAAACTATAACTTGGGGGAGTTAATGACGTGTCATTAATTGTTACAGTAGTAGAAGCTTGCCCATTGTTTAACGAAATGCTAAAAGTTTCCGTACCTTCGGTAGTACTATCAGCTGTTACACTATAGCTTAATACACTTCCATTACTAACCGATCCAGTTAAGCTTGCACCCCCAATATCCGAAGAACTAACTCCTGAAATTGTGTAGGCAAAACTACCTGCTTGATTAGTAGAAAAACTTATAGTAAAACTACCACCTTCATTTACACTTGCAGCAGAACGTGTTAAACTATAAGTTGGTGCAGGTGTTATTGAAGTATCATTAATTGTTACACTTGTAGATGCTTGTCCATTATCTAACGAAATATTAAATGTTTCTGCCCCTTCAGTAGTAGTATCAGCTGTTACTGAATAGTTTAGTGTACTACCATTGCTTATAGTTCCAGTTAAACTAGCTCCATTAATATCTGCTGAACTAACTCCAGTAATAGTATATCCAAAGCTACCTGCCTGATTAGTAGCAAAAGTTATACTAAAACTACCTCCTTCGTTTACACTTGTAACTGATCTTGTTAAACTATAAGTTGGAGTAGGAGCTACAGAAGTGTCATTAATAGTTATATTGTTACTATAATATGTAACACCATCAACTGTTGCTGCAATTCTAAAATATTCTGGCCCTTCAGTGGTTAAATCAGCAGCAGCTGAATATGTAACACTCACATTACCAGAAGCATTTGTTGCGCCAATAGCAAAGCTAGTAGTATTTAATGTAACATCAGATACTCCGCTTGTACCACTAGTTGGAGCAACTACTGAAAAAGATACAGATTTATTAGCAGCATAACTATAGTTAAACTGTACTGAGCCTGAACTTCCTTCATTAAAAGCAGACGTAGCTCCAAAACTATAAGATGATGCAACGTTATTTACAACAATATCTTTATAAGCTTGTATTGTCCCGACTGCACTACCTGTACGTAAATGTAGCCTTACAGTTGTATTTGTAGTTACAATTCCAGCAGTATAATTTATATTAGTAGTAAATGTATCTGAATTTACTAATACTGTACTTGAACTTGGTGTTACAATTGCGTTATCTGTAGTCAAATATAGTGTAGTACCATTTACGCTATTAGCGCTAATAGTTACAGGATAAGTACCAGATTCATCCCAATTATCAGCTGCTGAAATTGAGTATCCAACAGTCTTACTAGTATCATTTACAATAATATCATTACTTGTATATGTAACTCCATCTACAGTAGCGATCAGTCTAAATCCCTCTGGACCTTCAGTAGTATTATCTGCTACTGCTGAATATTGTACATTTATAGAAGTTGGAGCATCACCACTAACTGTCCAATTACCTGTTAACAATGCACCATCACTTGGTCCAGAAATACTTGTACCTGTGCTAGGCGCTATTACACTAAATACTACAAATTTACCATTAGCATTAGTAGCGTTAAATGTAGTGAAACCTGTTGATCCTTCATTTACATTTCCAGGAGTACTCCAACTAAATGTACCAGCTCTGCTAGTATCATTAACTGTTACACTTACTGATTGTGATAATCCATCTAAACTTAAAATAAATGTCTCTGTGCCCTCTGTTAATAAATCATTTGCAAAAGTAAAACTAGCACTTGCTGTATTATTAAGCATTATGAATTTACCAGTTACACTTCCTGAACTTAAATCTGCTGCAGCAATTCCAGTAACAGTATAAAAGAATTCTGTTCCATCAGCTACTAAAGTAGTATTTAAAGTTACCACAACAGTAGTGCCTTCATCTCTTGAACTAAAATTTGAAGATAAAGTGTAAGTAGGGTTAGTTCCACCTCCTCCACCAGGAGAGCTAGCTTCATACAAATTAGAATCTGCTACAATAACGGATAATTGATTATTATTACCACTAGTAAAAGTTGTTTGTGTTAATGGCCAAGCATAATCTTCGTTATAGTAGTCTACAACATATAATCTTGTATACAGTGTATTACTGACTCTTCTAAATGCAGTTTCATACAAATACTCTTGGTGAGCAAGACTACCTACAGGCCCTTTATTTATCCTTAATGCATGGAAATCAGGCAGCATAAATATAGGAGTAGTAGGTATAGTTAAAGCAATAGAAACTGGAGTAGTTCCATAGTTATTTGGATTTGTACCAGATATTGAAAATGCAAATGTATCAGTGATACTATAAGGTGCTAATTGTACTAAGTTACTATCAAAAGTCTTTTGTTGTGGGTTAGCACTATTATACATTCGTAATGCTGGTCCTGTTGAAGTTAGACTATTGATACCTTCTGGAGTTACTGCAAAAACATATGCAGTAGGTAATGTGTAAGTTAAAGGACTACCTGTAGAGTTTGAATAAACAAAACAAGTAAGTTTTTCATTTAAATAAGCTATAGAACTATTAAAGTTATAGTAAATATCATTATCACCATTATTCGGCAAAGTCCACATTACTATATAAGCCATTCCAGCTACACCTAAAGAAATAGTATTAATAGTTCTATATTCTCTTTTAATATATCCTGGATGTATAAAACCACTTGCAGCTTCTGTATAATAAGGAGTTGTATCAAATTCTAATTTTTGTACAAATGTAGGATTAAGATATTCACTATCAATTAACAACTCTAAATCATCGTTTATTATTTGTAACCCAAAAGTCATAATTATCCTTATTTAACAAAGATGTATACAACTGTATCATCATAATAAAAACTTGCACTAGTAACACCAATAGCACTATTTTCAGTAAAAGTTATTCTTGGAATATTGTTTACTACTCCAACATACCAAACATGCCCACCAGGTCTAAGTTGCATTGGTCTAATGCTTCTACCTGTATACTGTGGAAATTCTACAATTGTTTGTAGTCCTGCCGTACCACTTTTACTTATAGTGTATGCTTGTCCAAAAACTCCACTCTTTGTAGATGGTTGCAAAACTACTGTAGTGCCATCAGCCTTATATGTTGTTAATCCATAACTCATTTTATAATAATCCTAATTTAACTCGTCTTACACTATCATTCCAAATTTCAATACCATTAGTTGTAATAACAACACCATTAGTATACGTACCATTTGGATTTTGACTTATTGTTGTACCTACTTTAATTGTATCTGTTACTGTTAATTGACCTGTATTAGCTGTAATAGCGGCTAAATTACCAACCTTAAGTGAACTTAAATATGGAATACCTTTCCATGTAGTTGAATTAACACCTGTAGCAGGATCATAAAGACCATCAACTTGATATAAGAATTGACCTTCGGTTAATAAGGCAGGTGGATTAGTAAGCCAAGTAACTCCACTAAACCAAGGTATTACCCCACCTACTGTAGTAGGTAAATTATCTCCTGCAACAGTTAAACTACTAGGGTTACCGTTTGGTGTAGTTGTAGTAACAGCATAAGCTACCCTTGCACTAGCACCAGAAGGTCCAGGAGTTGTAGATGGTGTTCCTGGTTGACCATTAGTCCCATAATAACTTTCTGCAGTAATTGAGGCTGTAACCCAATTTATTGTACTAGTAGGATTAGACGCAGAATCACTTAAGTTTACAGTTGCAACCCACAATGTTTGTCCAAGCAAACCAGTACTAGAGGCGGGAGGGCTTGTAGACCACCCATTAGCTCCACCATAAGAAAAGTTAGGAGTAGGGTATACTGCACCCCAAGTATAAGTAGAAGTACCTGCTGGTGGAGTTGGGATAGTAAATCCAGCTTGATAAAGGCTAGGTCTGGCTACGTTTAAGCCTGGAGTTCCTGGAGTTCCATTAGATCCATTCTGACTAAATGTAGAAATACTAACTCCAGTAGTCCAAGATACATTAGTGCTAGTTTCAGTAGAGACAACACTAATTGTTTTACTTGCAACCCAAAGTTTAATTAATGGTGTTCCTGGATTTGTAGGGACAGAAACTTCCCAATTATTTCCACCTGTATAAGATGAATTACTTAGTGTAGTCCAATCATATGTAGTTGAACCAGAAGTAGCCCCTGGCTGAGTAGTAGACCATTGATATAAGTAAACACTTACTGTTTTATTTCCAGCAGTTCCAGGAGCACCTGCTTTAGTTTTAGCAATAGAATAAATTTTATCTATTGTAACTCCATTATATACTGCTCTTAAGGTAGCTGTACCAGTATCAGCACTCATAGCACTAATAGTATATACACCAGTAGAGGCAATACTAATAGTTACTCCTGAGGAAGTGTTAACTGAATAATTTACTAATGCATCACCTGTTTTATCAGTTGTACCATCAAATACTTTAAATGTACCCCCAGTGCCTGTAAAGCTAGTTACTACACCAGCAGAGTCAGCAGCAACTGTAGTAGACTCATTTGTAAGAGAACCTGTAACAGCAGATAAACCAGCTGTAGATTTAGAGATACTAACTTCTTTAGTTAATATTAATGTACCAATAGTAGCAGTAACAATTATTTTTGCGAATTGACTTGCAATTGCAGTTATAGATATAGTAGTCCCGCTTAGTGTTGCAGTACAACCTGTAGGTGTAATTGCATACAAAACACCAGTATTATAAACTGTTTCACCTTTAGTAACTTTTATTGTTACAGTTTTAGGTAACTGACCTGCTACTGGAATTCCATCCTTATCACAAGTTAAGCTAATCGAGTCGTTAGATAATGACAAGATATAAGCTGTAGCTGCTGTAGCTGGAGTTAAAGTAATTAAGCCTGTATGTGTAATCTCTGAGAGTTTACCTTGCTTTGTTAATGTACGAACACCAAACATTGCTGACTCAAGAGTCAATGCAGGAAGTGTAAACTGAGACTCACTAGAACGACCTAGTTCTGTCCAAAGAATAGTTCCATCTGGAAGAACATTTCCTGGCTTGTACATATAAATAATATATGAAGCAAACTCAGAGGAAGTACTATCATCCCAGTTTAATGAACCAACTGAGCTTAACAAATTAACTGACTCAGGTGTAAACACTAAGTTTCTAGGTTGATCAACTGTAAAGTTATAAATATTGGCTGGCTTTAAATACTCATCGTCTTTAACATTCCAAGCAAGTTGAGTATAATCAAATCGAGTAGCAGTTACTTCACAAGTAGATTCTTCTGAGACTTTAACTTGATTCACTCGTAAATACAAGGGTGTTGTTTCACCAAGCCTTAATGTTTTACTATTAAGCCTAATAAAATCACCTGGCTCTAAGAAGTTATTCTTTACAATATATTTAAATGTAATACCAAATGCAGTACGGCTTGTTCTTACAAGTTCCTCTGCTTTAGCTAATGCATGATAGTAATCGGTAACACCTTCAGCAAATAGATCAGTCTCAAATTCTAGTCCACCATCCTCTGACTTCATTGTATCGTAAATAGAAGATGTAGTAGTAGTGTTTATAAAGTCTGTATAGGCATCACTCTTAGTAGTCCATACAATAAAGTTATCCTTAACTAATTTAGCGGCAACACCCTTCTCACCACCAGTATCTCCACCAATTAATTGTATAGCGTAAATCGTATCTGCAGTTAAAGAGATATTAGCTGTTTTAACAGAGCCTAAATCTCCTTGAACACCAGTGTTTAATACTATAGAACTATTACTTGTATTTGTAATTGTTACTGCAACGTTATCATCAGCAGTATAACTGAGAGTGTATACACCACTCTCTTTTACAACAAACTTATAGTTTAATGTTGTAGAGCTTAAATTACCAGACCATACGGCATAGCTATTTAATAATTTTCCACCATCAGTATCTGTTTCAAAATTACCCTTTACAGGATACTTAAATCCACCAATACCCCTTAATGAGGTACCAGCTGTTTTAGGTGGCCATGATACTGTATCTTCTTTAAAGTTTTCAGATTCATTGTGGAATCTAACAGTGCAGTGGTTAAGTCTTTCGCTTGAACTTGGCCAATTAATTTGAACGTCATCATCTAAAACTAAATCATCATCTGTCAATGTAGTTGCTACAACAACAGACTCATTAGAGCTTGGGTATTGTAGATTTAATTTGTATTTACCACCAGACCAAACAAGTCTAGCATCACCCATTGTAGATAAAATACTTTCTACGTTCTCACGCACTGGTTTTTCTGTATCTACAATAATATTACATTCATACAGAGGTAATGTACGTGTATTTATATTTCTAGAACCATCTGTATTTTGCCAGATTTTACCACCAACTAAAATATTAGACTGTACTGTTGTATTACAAATTGTTACAGCATCATAAAAAGACTTTAGGTCTAGCTTAGTAGTAGGCAATGATTTACCAGACACACTATCTGTTAAATAGTCTAATAAGCATAATGCTGGATTATTTGAATACTGTCTAGTTGAACTTAATTCATAACTATAGTTAGGTGCTGTACCTGTACGTACAATTGTTTTAACTTTTCTTCCTTCAATAAAGAATTGAGTTAAAGGTACACCATTAAATTGTGGTTGGTCTCTATTAAGTTTAACAACAACAGAGGCGTATGCAAGACCAACTTCATTTTTCTTAACTGTAAATCTAGCGTCTTTACGATCACTAAAGTTAGCACTCATAATATTGTCAGCTGTAGGTGTGTTACCATAATGCAAATCAATGCGTACACCTGACTTTATATCTGTTCTAGTCTGTATATCAGAAACCCAAGTGGCTTCATCACCAGAACCAGCATCATAAGTTACTGATACTGAATTTCCAATATCTGAATCATTTATATATCTAGATTCTTCAAATGCAACATCATATACTGCATTGATTGGCCCTTGACAAAGAGCTTGTTGGAAGAAAAGATATTCATTTTTCTCACCAGTTAAATTCCCATTAAAGCCCTCTGTAAAGATAGCTTTGTTAGAGTTAGGAGTAACGTAGTTGAAATTGTTTGCAATGTTATGATAAACCCTAACACCACCAACTTTAGCCCGACCATATATTAATGGCAAATGAACAGCTTCACCTTCAACTACTAACTCAAAACCTTTTCTTGCTTCAGCTGCAGCAGCGGCAGCCTTTCGCATCTTTCTTGCTTGAGAGATTTGATATGCAATAGATGCAACAGTTATAATAGTGCTTAAAGCAACTGAATAACCTAAAATAGCAATTTCTATTCCCATTATACTTTCCCCCATTTAATCTGTAACTGCCCTGAACCTTCATAGATCTGATCACATGAAGTATCAGAAGGATCACGACTACGCATAGAATCTTTAGTTGTGTAAAGAGGTCTACGGAAGTCTAGATCACCCATAGGACTAGAACAAGTTACATTAAGAACTGCAGTACCTATTTCTCCAGTACTAATGCTATAACTTGTCCCATCCACTGTTCCACTATAAATAAGAATAGTGTTTGAAACATCTAACTCAGGTAGCTTTGTAGTTGGATTAACAAAGCCTAACCTAACTTCAACTGTCTTACCTACAAGTCCGTAATCTGCAGCAGGACCATTTGTAAAGTCTGGATCTGCAAAACTAATCTTATAAATTTCTCTATCAACCACACTAGAAAGTTGTGGTGGATCTAAAGTAAGAAGCTTACCATCATTAGGGTAAGTTACTCCATTACTAAGCGTAATATCTCTAAAATAAGAGGTAGTCCGATACAATCCACTTTGAAGGTCTACTAAGTAAAAACCTTCAATAGTTGGATTAGAAAGTATCTGAACAACAGTTGAACTAAATTCTATCATAATTTCTCCACTAATCTAACCTGACCAGGATCCATAAGGATACCATCAGAATATACCATACCTGATACTACATCCGTATCATATAAACATTGCATTTGTACATCATCACTATAAGTCATAGTTCCTGAAGCAGAAGACACTAATGCAGGAAATACATTAATTGTATTACTTACACCAGTAACAAAAGTTACATTTGTAGTTGTCATATAAATCTTTGAGTGATTTGAAAACTTTACAAATGTGCCTTTTGGAATTAATCCAATAAGCCCAGACACAGTGGCTACACTGCTACCTGCAGTACCTGTTGCTGTTGCTGTGCCTGTTGCAGTCCTAGACTTTATAACTCCATAGTTTTGAGGAACAATAACTGTAACTGCTTCAGAATAACCCTTAGTCACTAAGTTAACCATTAGATCTTGTGCAGAATTTGACTTTGGAACAAGTCCAGTATCTATCTCCCATCTCTGGGCACTTCTGCGGCTAATAAATCTTTTTAGTGATAAGGTATCTGAAGTGAAGACTGGTTGATTACTCCGAATAGTCAGCGGTGCTGCAAACTGTGCAATCACCTCTCCATTTTCATAGATACCATACATATTATTACCTTAAACCTTTCTCTCTATTGTGTGAGTTTACACCCTCAGCAATAGATGGGAGCATTCTATAAATTTCCGATTTTGTTTGGCGACTAATATCACCTGTAATGTTTACATTAACTACTTGTTGATTTGAATTACTCATAGCAGCTGCTACTCTAGATTGCTGAGATTCATTTAGAATGATTTCGCCTGCATGCGCAAGTACTGGAGTTGCACTTCCCATTTGACCAGGGATTACACCACCTGAAGCAAATCCAGGCAAGAAGCTAAATAAAGAACTAATACCAGAGAAACCCTTACTAAAGAAATCTCCGAAGCCATCCTTTATTTTACCAAAGGTATCACCAAGACCGCCAAACAAACCACCACCACTAGAACCACCTGAGACTGATTTAAATACACTATCAGTACCTGGGACAACAACAACTGGTATTGGTGCTTTTGGTTTAACGCTGAGTACATCTAATAAATTATCAGGTTTATTTAAATCTTGTTGTGCTGGTGCAGAACTAGGTAACAGGAAGTTTAATAGTCCACCTGTGCCTTCACCTATTTGTGCAGTGCCACCAAAAATCTTAGCAAAGAAATCTCCACTAAACACAGTATCGGTTAAACGACTAGCAAAAGAATCTACAACTTTGCTTGTAAATGAATTTACTACAAATTCACCAAATTCTTTCCCTGTCTTTGTTCCCTTTAATGTTTCTGCTAATCCTGATTTAAAGTCTCCAACAAAAGCTTGGGATGCATTTCGTCCTGCTTCTGCTGATGCTGGTTGAATAAATCCACGAGGGCTTCTTGTTCCAGATTCACTAGGAGCTATCTCATTAAGTCTTTCACGAATTCTGTCGGTAACTCCAGCAATAAAGTTATCTACAAATTTCTTACCATCAGGTGTAGTATTTTCAGTAGAAGCTAATGCAGCTGTTATTTGGGCTTGAAGACTATTTAATGTAGAAAGAACATCAAGATTCTTTAATAAATTGAGTTTGAGTTCTTGATCAAACAACGCATTTTTACTTGGGTCAGCACCAAGACCTTGCACTAAAAGATTTTTAATTCTCGCAAATGTTTCCGGATCAATATCTCCAGCACCATTTGTTTTGAATTGTTGATTCTTACCTTGAAGTCTTGCAGTCTTAACATCAGTAGCTAACTTACCTAAATCACCAGAAAGTGGTTTAATATTTTCAGATAGTTCTTTTATACTAACAGTATTAAGAGCAAGTCTAATTGTCCAATTATCAATTGTGTCTAAAGACTTTTTAAATGAAATTGCTAATTCTTCTGAATTTTCGGCAAGATCTTTATTTTCAACTTTTAATTTAAGAAGAGTATTAAAAAACTCTTCAAGATCAATATTGAATTCTTTACCCTTAACTTTTAACTTTTGTCTAGATTGTGCAGGATTAATCTGAGATACTGCATTTCCAATTGGACTTTGAGTACCATTAGCAAATCCAGGCATCCCCTTATTAATGCTTTGTAACAAAGGTAAATTTTGAGCTGTTGCTTTAGCATTAACTACAAATTCACCATTTGAAAGTCTAGCAAGAATTGAGTCTGAACGACCATTTCCAGGACCACTAATTTTACCACCATTAGCAAATTGCTTAGTAAATAAAACTTTGAATCCGTCTTTCTTAATACGACCTTTTAATTTACCACCAAATAAATCAAGGTTAACACCCTCTAAAGCACCTTTAGTTACAGCATCAGAAGTAGTAAGTACAGAATCATTATCCGTAGGGAAATAAGTACTAATATTATTTTTGATATTTTCTGTTAGATGTCGTGTTAATTCACGACGCATCTCTTTAGAACCCAACAACAACTTTTCATCGGTTGTTAATTGTTTAGAGAATGTTTCATTCTTAATAAAGGATGCACCATTGAATTTACCGATATTTAAACCAGCATCTTCAATTGTAGGAGTCTTAATAAAATTAATAGGATCTTCAGTACCATCAGCATAAGATGGCAATCCAAGCAATCTACCTATTAGTGTTCTTGCAATACGTTTCTTAGTTTTAGGATCATCATTGTTTTGATTGATAGCATCTTCAAGCGCTTTTTCATTTGCTTCTGCTACAGAAGGTGCAACATTCAAATCACTAGATCTAAACAAGTCTAGAATATCGTCTAATGTACTTCTTCTTGATTCTGGTACAGCCGCTAGAATAGGAGGCTTGCTCTTAATCGCTGCTGTCTTAATTAGATTAGCTTCTGCTTTTCTACGTGAAGCATATTTATCACCAGAGGTTTCAAATTTCTCTGCAGCTTTATCATAATGACCAAGTGATGCTAAATGAGTAGCTTCAGCTAGCCAGCCCCTTGCAGTTAAGGAGCCATACTGATACCTTGCAGATGTAAGAGCAGTTCTTACCTCTTGTGGTAATTGCTCAAATGATATCTTGCTATCCCTAGCAGAAAGACCTGTATATTCTCTTGCAGCACCCTTTGCAAACAAAGGAATTACTTTAGAATCAATTAAGTCAGCCTCAGCACTAGTAATATAAAGTGGTTTTCTCTTTAATGCGATTTGAGCAGCAACTCTTTTCTTACCTAAGTACGGTTTGAATCTATCAATCAGATTATCTGGTAATCCAAGGTCTTTTAACCATGCAACATCTTTAGAACCTAAGTCTAATCCAGAGGCAATAGTTACACCAGAAGAATCAATTGGCATACCTTTCTTATTAGTAGGTATATATCCTTTTGTCTTAGGTGTACTATCAGTACCATTTTCCATTTGTCGAATGAAAGAATAATCTACTAGTCCACCATTCTGGAATGCTGGCATGCCACTGTTAATACTTCTTAACAGAGGTAAGTTTTGTGCTGTTGCTTTAGCATTAACAACAAACTCACCATTAGATAGTCTAGCCAAAATAGAGTCTGATCTGCCTGTACCTGGACCACTAATTCTACCACCATTAGCCCTACGCTGTTGAGGATTAACTTGTTGTGTTGGTTGTTTAAATGAACCTTCAAATAGGAAGTTCTTTAGGTCTTTAACAGTATTACGTAGCGAGTCAAATGTTGAAACAAGAATATTTCCAATACCTTTAAAGATATCTACAAATAGATCGTATGTTCCAACAATCATGCTCTTGATTGAGTCTTTCAACCATAATGAGAATCTAGTTACTTTACCCTCAATACCTTTAGCATCTTTGTCACCAAACAATGCGTAATAGATTAATGAACTACCTGCAGCAATACCTAATGCACCTAATAGAACAGGTAAAGTAAAGAATGCAGCTATAGTAGCAACAATGCCAGTAATAGCAGAAATAATAGCGGCACCAGCTGGGAACATTGAAGCTGAGAATACAGCTGCAATAGCCAATCGTTTAAGTCCTAAAATAATTGCAGGACCAACAACAGTAGATATCCATGTACCGAATACACCTGCACCAGCAGTAATAGCCCATCCAGAAAGGAAAACAGCGCCAGCAGTAATACCAAGATGATAGAATGTGTTTTCTACATCGAGTGATTCTGCAATGGCATCACCAATATGCAAACCAACAAATAATGCAGCAATACCTGCAAAGGCAGTAAAGCCAACTTTAAATGCTTTGCCTAAGAATCCACCAGCTGATTGTGCTGCTGGAGCTGCTTGCTGTTGCTGAGGTCCACCAAATATCTTGGAGAGAATAAAGAAATTAATTAATTCTTTTGCAACAACACCAATGAGTGATGTCATTTTACCTGATGCAATTGCTAATGCGGCTGTACCAAATAACAATCCTACAATAAAACCACCAGAGCTCGGTGCGAAACCTTCAAGACCTAAGCCTTGTAAAATAGAGTTACCAAAGTCAGTTATGATTTTCTTAAGTTTAAGTAAACCATCTGTAAAGCTTGCATCATCACCAAAAGCAATCTTGAATACTAATGTAGCAAGAGCAATTTGTCTGAAGCCAGAATTAAATGCAACTAAGAATGCTGCAATAACAATATCTTGGATATCTTGAGCAAATGTAGTCTTTAAGTCATCCGTTAAAGCCCTAGTTATAATCCTACCGAAAGTTTCACCAATAGAAGTGAAAATAGATTGAAACACTTTTGTATCTGCAATACCATTTCGGAATACTGCAACAGCATCCTCCATGATTTCAATAAAATTTTCTTTAATGTAGTCTAAAGAGAATTTACGTATTGTTTCAGATACATCAATTCTAAATTTACCTAATTTAATTTCAAAATTAGGAATATCAAATTTTGCGAATGCCTTTTGTAGTTTGGCTGAGAGCCCTGTAAGCTCACCTAAATTAGGCGCTAGCATCTTCATGAATCTACTAATAACTTCGATCATGTCAAAGAAGATAGTAGCATCTACTGTTTTAGCGTATTCTGCAAAACTTTTAATTGCATTGCCCATTTTTACTAATGCTCTATCAATTGCATTAGCAAAAGAATCTATACCTGAGCTAGCTACATCCTTTATTGTTTTAACTATTGAGCTAAAGAAGTTTTGGATATATGCCAGGGCACCTACATCCTTGATTACTTGAACTTCAATATTAATCTTTTCTTTCCACATATCAAATGCATCTCGAATATCGAGGAACACATCTGACATATAATTACTAAAGCGATTAACACCAGGGGCAGCTAAAGCATACAACTGATTTGACCAATCAGCAATACCTTTAATTGTATCAGGCCAATATGAGTTACCAACAACGGCATCCCATACATCATAGAATACTTTCTTTACAAACTTACCGAAGTTGTAAACTGTCTTTTGAACTTTTGCTAGATCAGGTAAATAGTCACCTAGATCTAAACGATATTTAGAAAAGTCAGGAATCCAACTAGTAAAATCAAACTTAGTTACTGTAGCAACAAAATCTTGAATTACATTTCTAGACTTTAAGAATCCTATTTGTAGTTCTAATACAAATCGTTTAAATTGTGTAATCGCTACAGTAAGGTCATTCCTAACAAATCTAGTTAGAGTATTAATACTTGAAGTTATTGAGTTTGTAACTGCAATAATAACATCTTTAATACCAGTGCTATTAATAACTGAGTCTTGGAAGCCTTTGATTGCATCACCCAAGTTAGAGAATGCACCAGACAAACTATTTGTTTGCTTACGAGCTATTCCACCAAAGCCTTGCGTAGACATTGCAAGTTTATTGAATGCAGCGTATACTTCTTCAAAGGTAAGATTACCTTGAGCCATTTTATCAGACCACTGATTCCATGACTTACCAGCTGCTGCTGCAACCTTTTGAAGGCTGATACCTGCAGTTGTAAGAGGCTCTAATCGTTCATAAGTTACACGACCCTCAGCCGCCATCCTAGCGAATGCTTCAGCAACTCGTTGAATCTCGTAATCACCACCACCAACAGCTGTAACAGCGTTAGCAATAGCTTCAATACCGTTTAAGATATCACCATTTGTGCTAAGTAAATCACTACCTGTATTTGCTAATCGAGCATATGAATCAGTGAGTGCATCTACACTAAACTTAGTTTGCGCTGCAAATGTTTGGATATCAGAGAATGCTCGTTGAGCTTTGTTTAATGAGCCTGTGGCTACATTAAGTCTTGTTCTTAAACCTTCAAATGTTTGTGCTGTACGTAATATAGAATTACCGAATAGAGTTACTGCACCTAATGCAAAAACAGATTTGAACGTGTTACCCAGCTTAACTGCGCTGGTATTTATTCTATTAACATTATTGTTAATTTGCTGAGTCTGCGAGATAGCGTCATTTAATGAACGACTATCAAATACCTTATGTTTAGGCATCTTTTGCAACTTAGCATTTAGATCTTGAATTGTTTTATTTAACTGAAGAATCTTTAATTGGTCTTCATTAACATCAATAATCTTTGTCTTTTTGCTACCCTTAGTAGCTTCATCTTGTACCTTCTTTAGTAGACCCCGTAGTCTATCTATGTCTTCAGATGCCTTTCTCGTGTCTGCCGTGACTTTAATTTCTACTGACATATTTTGTTCTCCATAATAAAAAAGCCCTAAAATGAATCCTCATTATTAGAGGCCATCTTAGGGCTATATTATTTATTCTCGCTAAATTTTACTGGTGCGGAAACTTCACCAATAGTAAGTAGTACTTGCTCAATGAAAAATGGTGGCGCTTGTTTCGAATAACCTGTATTCAAAATACCAATGTATGGCGCATCATTATCTATTTTACCAACAAGCTCTCCATTAATCGTGATCATCTTGTATTTCCACCTACTAGCTGCGTAACCTGTATCTACTGGTGTAACTGATCTTAAAGCTTCTGTAGTGAATTCTGTTCGTTCCTGAATTGATGCCTCTGCTATAGTAGCGGCCTCCTTCTGGATTCTTTTAATTTCTTTATCAAAATTTACTTTTACGCTTATTGACATAGTCACCTCATTCGATAGTTGGGTTCCACTCCTCTGCTCCCTTAGCACCTTTAAGTAGGCTAAAGAATTCAGGTGTAATCCGAGCTTTACTAGTCTTTTCGATTGCTCGTAAAGATTCAAAAATCTCTGATCCCCTCTTCTTAACGCCTTGGGCACTAAGTAACAAAGAAGTACGATAGTCTTCTCTCCAACCAACAGGTCTAGAAGCGAAGAACTGATTCCATCCGATGAATTCCTCATAAGGCATTTCATCTAAGATTGTATAAACTGGCATATGCAAGTGATATGCTAGTTCATAGACTGTCAGTTCTTCAGGCGTTAGTTTCCCTCAGTTGCACCTACCATACCGGAATATTTAACAATTTCAGCAGATAGCGATGTCAACTCTTCCAATGGGAATGTTGCAATATCCTCGTCTGACAATTCATCTGCGCCAACTACTGCTGAACGCAAAATCACACGAAGAGTGTTAATCTGGTCTTCCTCAGAGGTGTTCTTTGTAGCCTCTTGGATTTTTAGAACTTCATTTACTGTGAGCTTTTTAATCTCAACTTTATCGCCCATGAAGTCAACTTTTTTACTAATCTTTTTACCAACTAAATGTTTCATTATATTTCCTTTTACTTATTATCACTGAATAGATGTTTATTATTTTCTTGAAAATCATCTAGTACTTTTCGTACTGTATGAAGAACAGACAATGTTTCCATGATCTCTTTACCTGCTTCGCTATCTTTATCAAAGTCTTGAAACCTTTCAAATGATTTACGAATACTAATATCAACACTACGTCTCATATGACGGAATGTAGTCTTCATTACAAATGCTTTACTGAATGGTGGTTTATCATCATTAACCATAATTATCCTTATAATACTTATAAATACCTAGGGGAGCCTCGGAGAGATCTCTCTTTAGCGTCCCCTGGTAAAAGGGGTACGAGACCCCTAGTTCTTAGACCGCAGCTACAGTAGCAGGACCGTAGAACTGACTCTGAACAGACAAAGTCAATGTTGCTTGGTTAGCATCTGTCAACTGTGGGCTGACCAACAAAGCTTCCAACTTACCAACGAAGTAGAAGTTAGAGTTAGCGCCAGCACCCAAACCAGTTGCGTTTGTTTCCAAACTTGCAGGCTTAGAGTTGAGCAAAGAGAATTGGAAAGCGTATTGCTTACCATCACCAATTTTACCGCCCAAACCGCCTACAACAGTAGGGTCCCACTCGGAAGGCACGTAGTTAATCGTGATTTCGAGGTTAGGAGCGTCAGATTGACCTTGGATTTGTTGTGAGGTTGCTGAACCATAAACAGGTACGTTAACAATGTTAGCGGGTGTACCAATTTGTGGGAATTCACGAACGTTCTTAACTTCTTTGAACGATGTGTCATCAGCAAAAAGAGCTACCAATTCTGCTAATGTGTCAGCAGAAGTGATGTTAGTAATAGCGGTAGTATTAACTGCGAGAGCAGAATAAATACCAGCGCCAATAGATGTAATATGTGCCATGTGTTTTAATCTCCATAAGCTTTAAAATTTATTGAATAGTCCCCACGATAAAGTGATTTATCTGCGAGGTCAGGGCCAAGCTGCATAAGCGTGCTTGCGCCAAATTGAGTTCCATTTGTCAAAGTCTTACCTTGAAAGAAAGAATCTATAGTATCGGCAATAGTGAACAATTCCGAATCACCATTACCTGCCTTGACAAAGATCGATAGTATTAACATACCTGAGAATTTTTTCTTAAGCCCATGACTTTCTACTGTACCGTTTCCTGGTAAAATACTAATCCTAATAAAAGAACTAGTAGAGTTTATCTCTCCACTGTAGTTTGAAGGATATGCTTTATATCCCGTAGCTGTCCATGTGCTTGAGGCAAATACCCCATATATGTCTGACTTTAAATTACTATACATATTCATATCATACTCCTGCTAAAGATAGTACAACAATGAAATCATCCTTAGAGACAATGTTACATCCGTATTCAACGGAATTAATAGTTACCCTAGAGTATCTACTAAAGTTTATTGTAGCATTATTTTTAATTGTGAGTGTTGTTGTAGTCACAGGAATACCAGACTCATAGCTCTTACTTGCGGTAAGAAAACCTTGTGTCGTATATGCTTGATCTGTTTTCGTAATCGAACCAGTGGCAAAATTAAAACCACTGACGATCTTATTGTCAAAAGTAGCTGTTACCGAAAGATCCTTTAGTTTAGTAAAGGCAGTATCTACGGATTGTTGCACTTTTGATTTGAGAGACATTTAATTTGCCCTCCACCACTGGGATGAACCCTGATTAATTAATAGTGGTTTTAAGTACTTCTTAACAAGACTAGGCACCATAGGTGTTCTAGTAGTGTCGTTATTACTATCTTTCAATGTAATAGTACCGATTGAAATTTCTTCAAAGTTTTGAGATTTGTTATCTAACAAGTTTTCATTAGACAATAAATGATATGCCATTTCTAGCACAGCACTCTTCATTCTTTTTGGAATTTCAGATTCACCGTAAGTAATCGATTGTCCCAATCGGGGATCAAAAGTTGAAGCCCCTTTACGAGGCCACGCAAGACTCTGTGTGGAACTGACAGCAACACCAATAAATTGATTTTCATCAAGTAAAAGAGTTGCAGTCACTAATGCTGACTCTTGGTCATCGTCATCTGCATTTAACCATGCACCCGCATCAATGCGAGTATCAAAGTATGCGTCAGCCTCGACCATAGTTACATATGTGTTTGTACCTAGGACTAGTGCCATCAGTTCCTCCTAATGGATTAAGCGTGGAGAATAGGCAGAATACCCAAATTCAATGCACTCATCTTACGTGCCCATGAACCAGCGGTTGCAAAGTTGGCATTAGTAGCGAATGCGTTAGTAGCGCCAGCCCAGTCATAGCCCATTGGGTGAGCCACGAAGCCATAACGATACCAAATAGAGGTAGAGCCACCACCAGTGTAAGAAGCCGCATCACGGTCAACTTCAACAGGTGTAGGAACAGCAATGTTTGTAAAGCTGATAGCACCTGGTTTGCAGATGAATGTAGTCTTTGTAGAACGATCATTCACGTTAGCAGAAGCAGACAAGTCGCCTTGAGCAACACGGCTCAAGATCAAACGGAATTTACCACCGAACACGGTTTGGAATGTCAAGTTACCATCGGTAACAGTTGTCACGTCAACCAAGTTAGCGGCACGGAGTTCAGCCAAAACTTCTGGAGAAGTGATCATGTACATGAAGTCAGGCTCATAGTCCTTGAATGCCATGCCAAGAGCTTGGAACAAGCGTTGACCACGGGCAGCACCAATAGCTGTAGCATCAAACAGTTTACGCTGATCAGATGCAGACGTAGCAGCAGCAGCACCAAAGGTACCAGCAGCGTTAATGTCAACGAAGTTACCAACACCAGCGCCATCAGCGTCTGTGGTGTAGTCAACAATACCAGCGCCACGAGAAACTTCGTAAGCGGCTACACCTTTGAGTGTAGACACAATAGCGTCAGATTCGTCTTGGCTACGAACTTCAGAGAAGTCACGGGCAATCTTAGACAGACCATCTTGTTGAGAGACGATTTGCTGGAGGTTAACTTGTTGTGAACCAAAGGTACGGACTGTTTTAATGTAGTCAGCAATTTCGGTAGACACGTCAGTGTAATTACCAGCGTTAGAAACAGACAAGCTAGCAACGTTAATGTTAGCTGCCAAAGGTTTGTACCAGCGCATTTGACCAATGAAGCTCTCGCCTGTTGGGTCGATACGGGCATCTGTACCAACAATACCAGTGCTGTTAAGCTTCTTGGCGTTTGTGTACATTTCATCAGCGTATGCAGAAATAGCAATAGCTACGTTTTGGAACATTGTATGATTAATCATTTAAAAAATCTCCTATGATTTTAAAGGGTGAAGTTACCTAGTTTGCCTCCTGCAGCAAGTGCAAGCACTTCTTCAGTAGTCATGTCAGTAATCTTCTTGTTGGGATCGAGTTTGGGAGTACCGTTCATATTGTTACTACCACCCCCTGAATTAGATTTAGGTTTAAATAGGAAAGAATTATCTTCATTCTTTACATATTGTCCTACAAAATCCTTGATTGATACACCAGATTTGTGAATCCATGCACCAGTCTCTGGATCTTGGATGAGTTGATCGATAATATCACGATAGGCCATTTGGCCAGATCGGTCATTACGGAAATCAAGACCAGTTAATGCATTACGAACCGCACCATCTCGAGTGAGTTCAGTTACTTTGCCTTCGGCTAACGCAAGCTTTTCAGTGAGTTCTGCGAGCTTCATCTCAGCAACTTCTTTATGCTTACCTTCGTCCTCCAAAGATTTCATCTTACGTTGTTTAGCTTCGTCTTCCAGTCGGACACGCTCTTTAACAGCATTGTCTCGCTCTTGGTAAGCTTTATCTAAACTTAGTTTGATTTTAGAGAGACGCTCTTCAACCATACGATTGATCATGTCTTCTGTATCTTTATTGTTAGCACCTCCACCACCATTATCAACCTCATCAGCTTTAAACTCTGGGTTGGGTGTGTTGCCATCATCGAGGAACTCTTTGTTTCCGAACTTATCTACTTTCATCTTTATTTTCCTTTGGCACAGCCATTTAATTTTAATTTATTAGGGTTTAGTTACAAACTTAAACTCTTACGGTCCAATGCCATACCAATCCATTCCCTTCGGAATAGGAGCTAGTATATCTTTTCTCGTAATTTTGTTTCGAGGATTTATTAAGCCATCCTCAATAGCCTTTTGTCTTAAAGAATTATAGGTTGCTTTCGACAACCCTTCTTCTCTGAGAGCAAGTAAAGTTTTTTCTATTGTATCACCTTCAAGGGCATCCGCATAAATTTCTCTAAGGGCTACCTTTGACTTAGCTGCAAGTCCGATGTTTGTGAAGAAAGCATCATGAATCGTAGCGGTTTCAATACCGTTTTTACGACCCCATAAATGGAATCTTCTAACAATAGAGGCATCATTCATGTGGTTACCATTAACCCCCATGCCAATACCAGCTCTCATCAAGCTTGATTTTCCTAGAAGTGAAGCATCTTCTGCTCGATCTTCGTAAATGTTACGGACCATCCTACCAGCCTCTTTGTCATAGAACTCAATGCTAGTTTGGATTTTAGGTCTGTATCTCTGGTATAAAGTCTTACCATCAAATGTTACCCAAGGTACATCGACCTTCTGAGTTTCATCAACGTAAGCTTTAGCAGCTACTTTCCAGAATTGTACGAATTTTTGTGTTACTGGTGCTCGTTCAGCTAGTTTCTGAGACATGATCTCAGATACAGCTTTAAAGTCTTGAGGACCAATTAGTCCCTTACGAGCATTCATTAACTTATCGACAAACGCTTCTACGTCTGGGTGAGAATCACGAGCATGAGCTAAAAGTTCTTGCCCCACAGGGGTTTCACCTTCAACTACCTCATTCAACTCACGTTTTAATTGTTTCAGACCAAACACGACATTATCGGCTCCTAGCCTATCTGCGTCTTTAATCTTTGCATCTATAATATTAGTTACTCCACGAAGTTCTTCACGAGTAACAACAGTATATCCTTTTGTCTCTAACACTGAAGCAAATTTAGCCTCAATATTAGCCGCCTGTGTTGCTTTACCAGCACCATAGAATGACACCATATTCTGTGCTTTAGCAGCCTTCTGTAAGTCTGTCCACTGAATATTAGCTTCTCTTAATCCTTGTATCTTTTGGAACTCTGGATCAGACACTGTATCCATAGCAACTAAGTCATACAATCGATTCTTCTGTAGTGTAGGTAACACATTCGAGTTGATTGAAATACTTCTATCTCCTGTACTCAATCCAATGATCTGAGCACCTGAGGATGAAGCATCATTCTCAATCATCAATTTTGTTTTATATGTTGATAACTTTTTCAAGTTAGTAAAGTCACCATTGACATGATCGTATATCCGAGCATACTCAATAGCTAATCTAGCAATCTTTGGAATCTCTTCAGCCTCTTGCGAACGAACAATAGGGTGTTCTAAGAAGTCCCTAATACGTCTGTCACGCTGTGTAGTTTCTCTCATGAGTCTACCTAAGCTTAGTACATCCTTCTGATTCCTCATAAAGATTTCCATTCGACCTGCTTGTGTTAATGCCTCTGTTGCTGGACCTAACATAGAACCAGTTTGAATCATTAACTCCTGAACAATCTCAGGTGTAGCAACCTCTGCCTTAGCGGTATTTAAGAATGGACGAACAACTTCACCACCTGTGGGTGTTAAGAATCCTTGGTAGTAGACACGTCCACGACCATCGATATTAGCAACTACACTAAATGGTTTACCTGTATCCCTATGATACTTTACTGTCTGAATCAAACTGTATCCTTGATCTCCACGAGTCAAGATAAGTTTTCTAAAGTCATTTAAGTCATCATACTTCTTTACGTTCCCACGGGGATCTCTAAAGCGTACAACATCTTCCATGAATCCAGCAAACTCATTGTCAACTTCATATTGAACTGACATAGTGTGATTAAGCATATCAGCAAAATCTTTATCAATTAATAGTTTATCGTAGTTAGCATTAGCCCTACGAGTAATAACAGTAATTCCTGTATTCTTACCTCTAGCATCAAAATAAGTTTTCTCGCCTGGTCTAACATAGAGTTTGTCTCTATTGTTGTTAATACCAATTCGTTGACTTACAATCAATGCTCTATTAGTTCTTTGAAGATCAAGCATATCCTTGTCTAGGATTTGAACCTCACGACTAATTGTATCTCTCCAAGGTCCACTTGCACGACCTGTTTCAAGGTCAACAACTGAACGTCTGGTCTTACCACGTTTAACTACACGAATGTAGCCTGAATCTTTCAGTGCAGTAAGAATCTCTGAACCATCTGAGTGATAGTCCTTTAATGTTGATTTAAAGAAAGGAAATTCTGGATACTTCCAGTTACTTCTTAATTCTTTACCAATGTTAATAGCTAGTGTATCATAGTCAGTAGATTTTCCATCTGCCACTACTGATAACACTCTTGACAAAGAATCAATAACAAATTTATCGTTAGTCCTAGACTCAATAAATTGTTGTGTATAGCTTTGTTTATTACCACGATAAAGAAACTCAAGATCTAGAATTTTCCGAAGATCTTCTCTCTTCTCTCTAATATATTTTTCTATTAAACCCTCTTTAGGTTTATTTCTGTCTAGCCATAAAGCACCACCAGGAATTTCTTCTCTTACAAATGTCTCTAACTTCTTACTAAATGATTTTGAGTCTCTTGTTAGAGGTCCTTTAAACCAAGTGTATAGAGGAGTTCTACCTGTATACAATATCTTCCTAGCTAGCGGCCTTCCATGTCTCTCTGACCAAGCATCTGTATATCGTTGATTCTCTAATGTCTTGTTAACTATCTCATCAAATGAATAGTATTTACCAAAGATCTGAACCTTAGCTGGCTCTCCAGCAACGCCATAATTGTCAAACAATTGCGACCTAGCCCTAGATCTACGATCAAGAATACGACTAGTATTGACTACAGAGTATTGCATTTCTCCACGAACAACATTCATGAAGTTAACCCAAGGTTGCTTATCGTTATTGTATCGTTCAAATACAACACGCAAGTTCTCAGCTACAGCAGTCTGTTGATTAACAGAGACTGACTCATCTAAGCTTTCTACAAAGTCTCTAATCCATATCTTTTGATCTTGAGAGAGAACCTTTGAGTTCTTAACAAAATCAAGTCGCTCTTGTAATGTAATGTAGTCAGGATCATATAATAACGTAGAACTCTGCTCTCCTGTAAAGGGGTCAAAGCTGTTATTACGTTCATCAAACTCATTGTTAGATCGAACACGTACAGATCTTTTTCCTGCAAGTGTAGTACCACGATAGTCTGTTAATGAGATAGCCTGAGCCACATTATCTGAGTCAGCAATATACATTTCTCTAAGTTGCCTTTGAGCCTCTGTATTTCGTAACAATTCATTTGGTCTGGCTACGTTTAGCTGGAATAAGTTTTCCTCAGCTTTACTAACAACAGTCTGTCTAGTAGGAAACCATAGTGTTCTAGCGTTATCAAGTTTCCTTAATGCCGCAATACTAAGCTGATTACCTTTTGTAGTAGTAAATGCTTTAACATCTAAAGCACCCTTTTGTAGCAATCCAGCCTTTTCTTCACTACCAAGGTGTTTAACTTGAACAGCCATAGGTTGACGTTTAAGCCAAATACTGTAAGTCTCTACTGGAGGAGCACCACCATCAAGAGCAATGGGATTAGCCTCTTTAAGCTTGTTAGCCTTAAGTCTACTGTCTGGAGTTTCCTCTAAAGACTTTAGTAGTTGTTCTTTATTCTTTAGAATAGGAACCATTGAGCTACGGCAATTCCAATGCAATGGTGGACGAAACCTTAGATCATCAATCTTATAGATTTCACCATCATGGTGCGCACAAATAGGTGATGTACGATTGTCTAACACAGCAGTAAAGCGGTATCCAGCAAGAATTTCGTTATTACGGTTCATTACAATATTCATTGCAGTGGACTGTGTATTTGTAATAGCGGTTCTTACTAGAACTTTAGCCTGTACTTCAGTAAGTGCAGTAGTACGAATGACTTCATCTAGAATTTGATTAGTTGACTTTCCATCAGCTAAACCAGACTTTACTTTTCCATCTATCCTAGCTAACTCTCCACTGCCAATAGCATCAAAGTGTTGTCTAAGAGTTTTAGATGCAGTAATGTTAGGTCCAATTAAATTTGGAATAGCATCACTAGCCTTTGGTCGTTGAACTCTAAAGAAAGACCCAGTACTCTTATCTAAGTTATTAGTATGAAAGTTTACTGCGGCTCCTGCATAGTCAGTAACTGAATTATCCACAATCATGTGTAATTCACGAGTAGCCCTTGTTATCTCTGGTTTAACGTCTGCTTTAATATTTGATTTTAGGATATCCCTAAGCCTCTTTTGATGCCTACGGATACCTCTTGAAACATTCGTTGATGTCTCTAATTCATATAGCCTTGTATCAGCTAAGTGCTGAATAATACGATCATAGAGATCAGTATTAATTGGTGTGGGCATTTGAACTCCTTAATGTCGCATAACAACTACATCAAGGATGTCCCTGTTATACGGCTTGGTTATCGTTATTGTCGTCTCTATTGTTGTCAGGACGTAAATTGTCAGTATCAGAGATAGAAGAATCGATGCTCATAGCTTTTGTGTCTACAAGCGGATCACTCTGGATTTCTGCTACGCCATCTTCATCGTTGTACTCTGAAGGTAATACGTCATTGAACTTAGCAATAGATATAAATGTTGAACGTGGAATAATACCTTGTTGGTACCACTCTGTAACGAGCCTCATCCAGTCTGCGCCTACTGGTGTAGGATTAAAGTCAGCACTGAGTGTGAAATTAATATCAGTTGGAAGAATATCTACGTTGTATTTCCACTTAAGCATTACAGCAATAATCTGTCTCATTGTCTCTGAGATACGAGTATTGAGCATACCGAGTTGTGCTGTTTGAGCAGCATTACGGATCTCTAAGCTAACACCAGACTCTCCTGAAGAACCCTCAGGTGAAAGCATACGAATGCCCATACGAGCCATCTCTTCGATAGTAGCGGCAATACTTGCCTCCATATCTTTTAATGCACCTGTAGGTGTATCTAGTGCTTTAATATCGTCTCCAGCACGAAGCTTAATCCATGAGCCTAAGCCAGCTGAAACAATAGTATCAAACTCCTCATCAGTCATATCTGACATGACTACTGGAGTGTAAGTAGCAGCACCATAAAGCAAGTGATTACGACGGCTGATTTTATTATACAAAGCAATCTCACGATCAATTAAAGACTGCAGAATAGGTTCTACAGGATCAATCTGACCATTTAATGGATATGCTGGAATAAAGTTCATACGTTCACCATTCATTAATGGTACTTCTGTACGTGTCTTTGTCCATGCTGCATTAGCATTGTCTACTTGATACTTAGAGGTTACGTTACCATTAATAACGTTAATGCTCTCATTAGTATCTTTTGTGTATGTGTCTACTACTAACAATCCTGACTCATCAAGGTAGTAGTGTGTAACTGTATCTACATAGTCTGGATGGAATTCATTTTTAGTGTAGTCTTCCATGTAGTAGCGGAATAAAAGACTTGTAAGTACTTGTTTATTAGTATTACGGTCTTGACCTCTACGCCAATTAATAATGTTCTCTGCCTGAATAAGCATCACATATGGTGACAAGGCTTTAGCCTCTTCCATAGTGAGAGCATCTGGATTAGCTACTGTAGGGTAGTCTACTAGACACCATGCTCGTGAGCTTTGAAGCTCTTCCCAAATAGCAGCATCTAAGAAGCCATGTAATGAAGTACCATCAGAGCCAAAAGAATTACGGATCCAGTCTTCAGTTCCTTCAGGAAACATATTGTCTGGGATCTCCATGCTAGCTTGCTTACGTAGCAATCCACCCACAAGTACTTTAGCGTACTGTGCAGTCAAACCAGGCAACTCACCCTCAGCACGATAGAAGTTGTACTGTTGAGGACTCATTGTAGGAGAGAAAGGGAGCAACAAATTGTTATATGTTACTAAGTCAATCGTATCATCATATGCTCGTGCATGTGTTTGACCGTTTAATACTGCTCTAGCTCGCTCCCATAAGGGACGCATAGACTCGTATGCAGCATTAGGATCACCTAGGCTCTTTGTCTTAGCCTTTGAAGGTGTCGTTGTTAGGTTTGCCATTAAAGTTTCTCCTCCATAAGCATCCTAACAATTCTAGCAACGATGTCTGAACGAACAATATCGTCTACACCAAACTCGATGATAGGAATGTCAATGTTATGTTTTTTACATAGGTGGACAAATTTAAGAATGT